TTATTTTCCATCATCAATTCTGCAGGAGTCGCGCCATTTAATTTTGCGTTTTCTGTTTTTAACCAACATGTTGATTGATAAGAATTTAGATTTTTACTGAGTGTTTCTAGGATGTTTCGTTGTGACATACCTTATATTACACACAAGTCAATAAAATTAAAAGTGTACATCAATATATGGGACCAATATTAAACACTATCATAGGTGCCGCGATCAAGCTCGGCTGCAATCTGCTCAACGCATGGTTGGATCAAAAACGTCAAGATCAATTGGCACTTGCTGCGCGAGATGAAACGATGCTCAAGGCATTAATCGACAGCCAACAAAAAAATAGCAGTGATTCTTTTGTCAAAGTGTCTCGTAGAATATTATTTATGAGTATCACTTTCACTATGTGTTTTTTGATGATTTATTATGCAATGAATCCACAAATAGAATACAACATCATTGTGCCCAAAGGAGATGGAGGAAAGCTTGGCTTTGTGAGTTGGATATTTGGAGGCAAAGATTGGGAGATGGTAAAAATGACAGGAGGATTGATGTTAGCTAGTTTTATGGATTTGTGTTTTATGGTGGTTGGATTTTATGCGATACCAAGTAAACGTAGATGAGATATATAGGATTGTGTTTTTTATTATTTAGTGGTTGCGTAAAAAAGTTTATACAGAAACCGCAAGAAATAGCGGAAAAAGCTTCTCCTGGTCAAGAAAATAATGTATTATATATTAGTGATGAATTGCAAAAGCTTGATATTTATGGACCCTTGTTATGGTTCTCAATTATAATAGGATCGGTTATGCTTTTGGCCCTCTCATCGAAATTGTTTAAAAATGAATAGCGGACTTGATATAATTAGTGTTTTAACGGGTGTAGTTTCAGCAATCACTGCTGTTGCGGGTATGTACTTTAAAATAAGGTACGATGAAAGAAAGAGTAAAGAATTTAGCTACGATCCGAATCAGCATAGTAGCATTGTCACAGCTTTAGAATATGTTCTTGCAGAAACCGAAGCTGATAGAGCATATGTTCTTGAGTTTCATAATGGAGAACACTACTTTTCTGGAAGAAGTCAACAAAAGCTAAGCTGCACATACGAAGTGGTTAGCGAGGGAATCAGTTCTGAGTGTCATAAAATACAGAATATTCGCACCTCAAATTTTCACGGCCTCACAAAAGATATAGCATCAGAAAAAACATTTAAGTGTCCAAATTTAGAAAAATATACTGATGATATAACATTCAAATCATTTCTTGAAGATAAGGGTGTGAAAAGTATGTTTGCTAGACCAATCAAAACATTAAATGGTAAGATACTTGGTATCATCATATTAGATTACGTAAAAGAGAATCGAGTATGGAGTGATGAGGCTGAAGAATTTGTCAAGAAACAAGCACGCGTAATTAGCGGTTATTTGATATAATTATATTTTAAGCTATAATATAAATATATTATGGCTTTCTCATATTGTCCTCATTGTGGTTTTAAAAATATGTACTCTGTTCAGGCACCAAAATTTTGCGGTGGTTGTGGAGAGGGTATAAACATATTATCTGCGGCTAAAACGAGTTCGACCAGCGCAAGCAAGTCGACACCCATCCGTCGAGCTCCAAAACGACGAGCTCCTGTTCAACATGCAGAGATTGACGATCCTGATGGTACAGATGTATACGAAGTGCCAGATATAACCAAATTTTCATACAGTATCGAGCAAGACAAAAATAAATTTAGCCTCAAGGATATTATTCCTCTCGAAGAAATAGAAGCTATCAATAAAGATGATCAACCCAATCCTCCTCAAAAAAAAGCGAAACGACGTGGCCGACCAAGAAAATCCTGAATTCACTTACGAGGACAAGTCAGAAGAAATTGATCTTGAAATAAAAAAAAGAAGAGGCAAGTGGTTTTTAGATTCTTTAGCATGGTTTGATTTTGATGATGTTGAGCAGATCATTCGAGCTCATATTCATAAAAAATGGCATCAATGGGATCAAAGAAGATCTCTCAAGCCATGGATTAACAAAATCATAACCAATCAAATGAAAAACATTTTGCGCAACAATTACAGCAACTTTGTGAGACCTTGTCTGAACTGTCCGTTCAATCAAAATTGCGCCACAAAGGATGGAGGAGAGTCATCTCTATGCGGATTCACTAAAAGCGGCTTGCAGGACTCTTCCTGCCCATTGTACGCCAAGTGGGAGCGAACCAAGAAGCCTGCATACGGAATCAAGATGGCATTAGCCCTCGAGAATCATACTCACGAGGTTGGATCCATGCGAGATTATAATTTTGATATTCTTGATGCACAAGCCAAATTAAACATTCACATGCAAAAAGAATTAAACGAAAAACAATATCAAGTATACGAATTATTATTTGTTCAACACTTGGACGAAGAAGAGGTTGCAGAAAAAATGGGATACAAAACCAGCGAAAAAGGTCGCAAGGCTGGCTACAAGCAAATAAAGAATTTAAAGAAAATGTTCAAACAAAAAGCGCAAGAAATACTCGAGCGTGAAGATGTCATATCCTTAAGAAGTGACCCGCCATGGATTTAACAAAAAAACAAAAAGATATTATCCGCGAGAATGCTGGTAGCATCACAGATTTAACTGAATTGACTCAATTAGTTTTTCCAGAATTAGAAAATATTGATGGTCGCAGCAAACAAGGTAGGGCCGTTAGAAAGTTTCTTGCTGATAACGAAATAAATTATGAGACCCGACACTTTGGTGCGAAAGACCCAATATCTTTAAATCAAGAACAAAAAGATTTTATTGATAACTCTATTAGTGATGGTATGACTTGCAGTCAAGTTGCGGGCATATTGTTTCCAGAAGCAAGAATAACAAAGGTTGGTCAAGAATACGTTGCTATTCATGCATACGTTGAAAGCAATGAACACCTAACAACTCCTGCGATTGAAGACGCGGCCTTTAGGAAATATTCTCCGCCCAAAGCTCCAAGCAAGATCATAAAGAAAATAAATGATTATGCTCAAACCCGTATTGACGAAAATAAATTGAGTATGGCGGAAAGAAAAGGAATTGAATCGTTAGGTGGCTTTCTTGCTTCTCCCCGCTTTATACAAGTTATAAATAATTATGACAGTCAAGAAGATCGCGATTTATTTGAAGCAGAATTTGTGCGTGCAACCTGGGACAAACCAGATTTAACAAGTGATGAAATTAATTTATACATCAATGTATGTATGGATTATATACATTTAAAAAACATACAAGGTGCAATCAATAAATTGAATAGAATGTTTGATGAGGCAGAGGATCAACAAGATCTAACTGTTCGATTGGCCGAACTATTAAAAACAAAAAGCGAAGAATACAATCAATGCGAAAAAAGAATGGAGTCACTCATTCAAAAACTTCAAGGCGACCGTTCAAAAAGAATCAACACAAAACAACAACAAAACGCTAACATTCTTGCGCTCGTACAATTGTTTCAAGAAGAAGAGGAGCGTGAAGTTATGATCAAAATTGCCGAGCTTCAAAAGCAAGCTGCGCGAGAAGAAGCCGATCATTTAGAGTCCATGCCAGACTGGAAGGCTCGAGTGCTTGGCATATCCAAAGAAGATGTCATCTAAGGAAAAAGTATTATATGGAAAGTATTTTGTTTGCGATTCTCCAGAAAAAGAAGAATCCGCAGCTTTAAGCTTTGGTTGGCGCCCAGGACAGCCAGAGTTTTCGTTAACAATAGATTCTTGTACAATTGATGGTGGTGGAGCAGTTGAGGGCTTGAAGTTGAGCTTTTGCAGAAATGTGATCGTAAAAAACAGTCAGATATTTGGTGGTAGTGAAGATTGCGTTGACATTGTTCGTGGAGAAAACATAACCTTTGATAATTGTACATTCTTTGCTAATTCAAATACAACACAACATATAACATGCAAGGGTGGTGCAAAAAATATAACATTTAAGAATTGTAAATTTATTGGTTCTTTTAAAAATTGGTGGAATGGTGCATGTATCGATTTGGGCAATTGGACAGATTATGATGATGTTGATCGTCCAATGGTAAGAAATGTACATATAATTGATTGTGATATGCAGCAAATTGATTGTGGTATATTGTACCGACGATTATATTCTGAGACACCTCATGTGTCAAACACTCGAGGATTTCGATTAAATATTCCAAGAATATTCGTGAATGTATTTTGGTGGTTGCAAAGAAAGGGTTTTGTTGGACATAGACGGAGATTTCCTGAGAGTTGGTTAACAATATACGGATTTGAGTTATGATAACCTGTAAAATATGTTCCGAACAATTTGAAAACGAAAAGAAATTGCACATGCACTTGCGTTCACACAAAATTACTCTTGCGGAATATTATACTAGGTATTATCCTAGAAATAATTTACTTACCAGAGAACCTTTGCCATTTAAAAATAAAGAACAATATTTTGACCGCGATTTTGCCAACAGAAAACAATTATTAGATTGGTGCGCAAAAACACCAGATGCACAAGTAAAAGAATATATTCTTGAATTGCTTGATCGAAGAATCAAACGTAAGGAGTTAAAGTTTGGCCCGTCGCATGTAGAACTAAAGACGAGTGACATGCCAACTGTTGATTTATATCAAAAACATTTTGGCTCATATAGCAAAGCTTGTGATTTGGTTGGAGTTAAGCCATTGTTTAGTACGCGATTGCCAGATGAATGGCAAAATCCTGTGCCAGATGATGTTAAAATATTTATTGACACTCGTGAACAGCAACCCCTTGAGTTTGACAATTCAGAATCATTAAAATTAGACTTTGGGGACTACGCCGTGGGTAGCAATCATTACGATTATACATATGTTGATCGAAAAAGTGAAACAGATTTTAAATCCACACTAAGCAAAAACAGTCTAAACCGATTTCGCGCAGAACTACAACGCACGAAAGATTTTGATAGTTATCTTTTTGTGGTAACAGAAACAGATATGAGCACCATGGAAAAGCGTAATAAATGGTCGCCACACACATCCAATATGAAGTATATTTATCACAACATGAGGGTATTGGCGCACGACTTTTCTGGTCATTGCCAGTTTATTTTTACAGGTAGTAGAGAGCAGTCCCAACAACTAATTCCAAAAATTTTAACGTTAGGTAAGAAATTATGGAATGTTGATTTACAATATTACATCAGCAATCAATTAATATAATGGCTTGGGAAACAGGAAATCAACTTTCGCGCAGAGGCGACGACGACTTTAACAAAAAACTTGGAGAGATTAAAGGTTTTATTGAAGAGAAGGAAGCTAAATTATTGTTGTATGAATTTTTAAGAGAAAATATAACATTCACTGCTGACTTGGTGAGCGGCGTGCAATTGTTTCCCTTTCAGCATATGGCAATCAAGGCTATGTTCGAGACAGATTACTTTATGGGCGTGTGGAGTCGGGGTATGAGTAAATCATTCACCACCGCAATTTATGCATATCTTGATGCGTTATTAAATCAAGGGGTTGAGATTGGTATACTTTCTAAATCATTTCGTCAGGCAAAAATGATCTTTAAAAAAATAGAAGATATTGCCAGCAAGCCAGGCGCTGCATATCTTTCACAATGCATCACACACAAATCAAAAAGCAATGATGAATGGTTGCTAGAAATTGGAAGCAGTAGAATTCGTGCATTGCCACTTGGTGACGGTGAGAAGCTTCGTGGTTTTCGTTTTCATAGAATCATCATCGATGAGTTTGCGCTCATGCCCGAGCGTATTTATAATGAGGTTATCATACCATTCTTGAGTGTTGTGGAAAATCCAACACAACGAGAATCATTGTATAATTTAGAAACCGATTTAATTGATCAAGGCAAAATGAGTGAAGATGATCGACACGTCTGGAAAAACAATAAACTTATAGCTCTTTCTTCTGCAAGTTATAAATTTGAGTATATGTACAAAGCATATGAACAGTTTGAAAGTTTGATACGAAGTGGTAGCACAAAACAAAGCGAAGCTCATAGGGTAATAATGCAATTTAGTTATGATTGCGCACCAAAACAGTTGTACGATCAAAATCTATTGAGTCAGGCGAAGTCAACAATGAGTCAGAGTCAGTTTGATCGAGAGTTTGGATCGATATTCACTGATGATAGTAGTGGATACTTTAAAACATCCAAAATGGCATCTTGTACACTCAAGGAGGGTGAGTCTCCGAATATAGAAGTTTGCGGTGAGGTTGGTGCAAAATATATTCTTGCATTTGACCCTAGTTGGGCAGAAAGTGAAAGCAGTGATGACTTTGCAATGATGGTTCTCAAATTGAATGACGACAAAAAAATAGGAACTGTTGTTCACAGCTATGCACTCAGCGGAACAAATTTAAAACAACACATTTTTTATTTTTATTATTTGCTTACTCATTTTAATATTGTATCTGTTGTTGGTGACTATAATGGAGGCGTACAATTTATCAATGCATGCAATGAAAGTAGTTTATTCAAGAAAAACAAAATAAACATCAAGTGCCTAAACACAAACTTTGATGATTTGGAACACTATCAAACAAAATTGATAGAAGGAAAGAAAGAATATAATTTAGAAGATAAAACAATTTGTTATCTGCGAAAGCCTACCAGTCAATGGATACGATTAGCAAATGAATTGTTGCAAGCAAATTTTGATCATCATCGAATCTTCTTTGCAAGCCGCGCGATTGACGATGCATACAATGAACAACGCAACAAAAAGATACCCATTCAAGACATCAAGTTTCTGAGAACATCTCAGAGTTTAGAGCGTCAAACAAATGCTGCAAAAATGATCGACTTTGTGGAACATCAATTTGACATGATGAATTTAATCAAGACACAATGTTCACTTGTTCAAATTACGACCTCTGCAAGTGGCACACAAAATTTCGACTTGCCACCAAGTTTGAAACGCCAAACAGGTCCCGAGAAAGCAAGAAAAGATAGTTATTCTGCATTAATACTTGGCAACTGGATGGTTAAATTGTATTATGATATGATGAACGCAAAAACACAGAATATTGATTATAGCTTTACTCCCATGTTTATAAAGTGAGTGTACCTTTTGTTTAAATGTCTAAAGAATATAAATACACAACAACTTTTGATAGCGTAGTTTTCGCATCAAGTGATATTGAGAATTCAAATATCAGCAAAGCGTCCCTTGATTCACTCAAGCCTTTGATTCCTCAAAATATAGATCTTGACCGAAACATCGACCTGCTTGGCGTAGCTTTCAACGCAGCAGTAGTAAATAAATTTAATAAAAATGGAGACGGAATTGCCAGCGAAGCAGCTGTAGCAATAAAAGATTACTTCGTTCACAAGCCAACCAATATAGAGCATGATCGCGATAGAATTGTTGGACACATTGTATCTGCTGGATTTTCAAGATATGATGATTCATCTGAATTGATGAGCGATGATGAAGCTTTAATTACCGAAGGCGCTTACAATATCGCACTTGCCGCAGTAGTCTACAAAACAGCAAGTAAAGAGTTTGCTGATCTTGTGGTCAACTCAACTGATGCAGATAGCGATTATTATCAAACTGTTTCCACGAGTTGGGAAGTTGGTTTTAATGATTATGTAATCTCTGTTGGTGGAGATGATCTTCACGAATCTACAATTGTTTCAGATCCTCAAGAGATTGAAGCATATTCTCCTTATTTAAAATCTTTGGGCGGAAAAGGAACATTGAAAGACGGTCGAAAAGTTAATCGCTTGATTGTTGGTGAGATATATCCATTGGGAATAGGTTTCACTTCCAACCCTGCGGCAGATGTAAAAGGTTTGGTCACTCAACAAGGTGAACCCAAGACTGCAGCATCCAGCAGAAATGAACCAATCGACAAATTAATAACAAAAAGTAAAAAAACTTCCCATTCCTCTCAGGAAAATGTACTAAACAAAGAAACCAATAATAATACTATTATGGACAAAGACACAATCATAAATGAATTCCGAGCAGCTTTAGACGAAAAGCTTGGCAACCAAGATTTCTCTGAAGAGAGCGTCGCAAGCATCTCAAAAGTGTTTATCGAGGCTATCCGCGAGAAAGGCGAACAATACGTTGCTGATCTTGAAAAGGCTAAAGCTGAAAAAGACGAAGCTGTTCAGGCTCAAAATTCTCTTCAAGAGAAAATGGGCGAAGTTGAGCAGCAACTACAATCCACTCAAGAAAAGCTTTCAGCTCTCGAACAAGAGAATACTGCTCGCGAATCTGAAGTTCGTTTCAATGCCCGCATGGAGTTGTTGAACGAAATCTATGACCTCGACGAAGAGGATTCCAAGATCGTAGCATCTGAACTTACTGACCTTGACGAAACTGAAGAAAGTTTCGCTGGTTATCAAGAAAAGCTTGCCAAGGTTTGGAAACATAAAAACAAAGAATTTATCGCTGCCGAGCAAAAGGCATTCGAAGATCGCGTAGCTGCAGAAGTTGCAAAGCGTCTCGAAACAGTCGAAGCTGCGACAGAAGAAAAAACAGAAGTTGAAGTTGCACAAGCATCCGAAATTCAAGAAGAGGTAGAAGCTACAGAAGAAACTTCCGACGAAGTATCTGAAGCTCTTGATTCTCTTGAAGTTGAAGAAGCTGCTGTAGTAAACAACAACGAAAGTTCCTCCGAGGGAGACTCACTTCGTGATCGTCTTTCTAGGACTTTCAAAGAATCTGTTAAAATTTCATACTAATATATAGAAAGAAAAAAATTATGGCAAAAAGAATACTACCATACCGTGACTACAGTGAACATGACGTTTTGAATTTGTTCTCTTTAGATACATCTACTGAAGCAGCTGGCTTTGCTGGTTGGACAGAAGTTGCATCTGGAGATCATGATTCTGGTGTTGTGGTCAAAGTAAAAACAGGTGAACTGCCCGGTGATCTGCCTGGTGGACTTAGTGAGCATGCTTCTGGCGATGAGCTTAGAAAGTATCTCGGAGCAAGTCCAACAAGTGCACACATCGGATACAATGCATACCCCTATAACGGTATGACAGTTGAACCTGCTGGCGTTGGCGACGTGGCTGTTGGAATCACATTGCGTGAAACCTTGGCTTACGACGAAAATGGAGAAAAACTTCTCTATTACAAACAAAAATTGGACGAAGCTCAAGCAGTTCTTCCCGGTCAAACAGTTCCTGTTTTGACAAGAGGGTTAGTTCTTCTTGATGTATCGGCTTTTGCAGCTGCTCCTAGTATTGGGGATAATTTACAAATCTCTGCTACAGACGGCAAACTCGAAGGAGACGCTGCTGGAACATTGGGGTCTGTAATTGCAAAAAGCGGATCAGATAAGTTTCTCTGCAAGATCAGCTTCTAAGAAAGGAAATTTAATATAATGAAAATTACTTTAGAAAAGACACCCGAGCAAGCCGAGCTTATCAAAGCTATGGCTTCGAAGAATCGCGATGTTGCCTATGAAGCTCAAACTGCTTTGGCTGAATTTATCGGTCCAGTTTTGGCAGAAGTTGTTAATACAGCTCCTACAGTAAGCAACATGTTTACTAGTCTTCAGTTCAACAGTGACGAGAGCCCAAGTATTCCTTTGGATCTTTATCACGACATTACTGACGAAGATTACATCCAAGTATGGAGTCAATCAGTTCCTGGCGGACTTCCTACCAACCAAGTTGCTCCATCACAAAGCGAACTTAAGTTCACAACTTATACTCTCGACAGTGCATTGAGTTTCGACAAGCGTTACGCTTCTCGTTCCAGACTTGACGTTGTTAGCAAGACATTCACACGCATGGCTCAAGAAATTCTTCTTAAACAAGAAAAAACTTCTGCCAGCATGATCATGACTGCTTTGGCTAATGCTACAACAAATAGCGAAAAACACGTTATGCGTTCTGCGCAAGCTGGACGTTTCTTGCTTTCCGATCTTAACAAGTTGTTCACCAAGGCCAAAAGAATCAACACTTCTTGGACTGGCGGAACACCTGCTGATCGTCGTGGACGTGGAATCACAGACATCTTGGTTTCTCCTGAAATCGTAGAAGAAATTCGTGGTTTGGCTTACAACCCAGTAAACACAATTGGTGGAGCTGGTGGAGCACCAACAGCTGGTGACGGAATCGCAGGAACAGATACTATGCGTGACGCTATCTTCAATAGCGCTGGAATTCCTGAGTTCTACGGCGTATCCATTCAAGAGTACAATGAAATGGGTGATGGTCAAGCATGGAACAATGTCTTCAATACATCTGCAGGAACAACCACTTATGCTGACAACTATTCTGTTCAAGCTAATGGCGGAACTGCACAAGCATTCCAAGCTGGCGAAGAAATTCTTGTTGGTGTTGATCTCAGCCGTGAGTCTATGATTCGCGCAGTAGCTACCGATTCCGAGTCCGGAGATGAGTTTTCTCTCGTATCCGACGACCAATTCGTAACACGTCAATCCAAGATTGGTTATTATGGTTCTCTTGAAGAGGGTCGCATGATCATCGACGACCGCGTATTACTTGGTCTTATCGTTTAATTTTAATTTAAAAATTAACGTTTTATAAAAGGTCCACCTCAGGAAACTGGGGTGGATTTTTTATTTTATCAATTTACTATATATTAGTGTATAATCCTACAAGGAAAAAGGTATAAATTATGGCAAACAAAAAAACAACATCGAGCAAGTCTACTGCTTCTAAAAAAGCAACCGCAAAAAAGAAGCAAGTACAACTTGAGAATCTTCAACAAACAAACGGAAAAAGTTATGAAGACCAAGTCGCTAAGGCACGCGAGCTTGAAGATATTTTAGGGATTGCAAAGATCAATCCATTCAAAACAAATGACAAGCGCGTATTCTCTGACATGCTGCAAGACATGAATCTTACAGATTTACAAGCATTCGCGGTGAAGGTTGGAGTATTTCCAGCTGGCAATAAAACTGTTTTAAAGAACAAAATCAAACGTGCATTTGATGCAAGTTTACATGGCAAGGGAAGTGTTCAAATCATGGGTGAACCTATGAAGCTTGACCCCAGCAACCCAAAACACAAAGAAGTTATTGACTACTTAAAGGGTTGATATGGCAGGAGATCCAGAAATTGTTTCGTTTGTAGAATCACTACCCAGTGGTTCTTCAAGTCATTTTGTAGACTTTCCAAGCGATTTTGCGACCGACCCATTAGTCACAACGTCTTTGCAAAATGATACAACATCAGAAATTGTACCATACATATTATCAAATGTATCTACTTCTGGTTTTTATATTAATTTTGGATCTCCTTTGAGTAATGACGATTATGATCTGAATGTTAGTGCTCAGGTTATAGGATCTCATTCGATTGGTGATGCTGCTGATTCATTTGTTCCAGGACAATACAACGGCACACAACTTGGCGTGCTTGCTACAAAGATATATGATGAAGAAATTGGCTTTCACACCTCAGGAAGCGCACGCACAACAGAAATTGGATTGATTGCCAATTGGCTGGAAGGTCATCTTGGCGAATTAAACAATTTAATTTTTACTTCGTTTAGTGGTTATAGTCCAGACGGTTTCAATTTAGAGGAACAGAGTATCATTCGTGAATTGTATCTGAGTGAATACAACCGCAAAGCTCATCGCAGAGTATTGCGCGGAATTGATGGCAGCGATGGTAGCCCAGATTTTCAGGTTATTCGTGAAGGTGACTCAATGATTCAAAAATCAAACAAGAACGTAACCGCAAAAAGCTATCGAGAAGCCTATTTAGACTCTCAGGAGCGCGTCAAGAATCTTGTTTATGCATACAACCTATATGGAGCTAAGCCTAGTCAAGTATACGGCGCTGACGCGCCTGATACAACACAAAATACAGGCATAAACGGATACTACAATTAAAACAGTGTAATACATTATCATGAGCGAAATTTCAGAAAGTAATTCTAATCCCAATAAAATCATCAAATCTCAATTGTTTCACATTTGGAAAAAAGCTAGAGTAATGTATGAGATGGTAAAGGATGATACAGAGCTAGAAGATTGGGTACGCAAGAGTGTGAATGAAGCATACGAAAACATTGACAAAGCTTTACAATACTCTGAGTATGAGAAAATGTTTCCCACTCAAAAAGAGGAAGCTGAAGAAGATGAAAAAAGCAAAAACAATTATCTCAGCAACCAAGACAAACGTTATCCAACTCCCGCCGCACAAGAAAGTGGAGATCAATTTATTACTCGCTGCATATTAGATGCAAACATGAAAAAACGTTATCCTATTCAGGGTGATCGTTTTAGTGCTTGCATGAGTATTTTCAATGAAAAGAAAAATGATACTAGCGAAGATCTTCACAACAATCCAGGCGAGAAGTTCGAAGATCCTATGGAAGTTAAAGATCCTGAACTTCCCAACCCTGTCAAACCTCTTCTTCCGTAATTTTGTATTTTAGTTCTCCTTTGATTAGCGAGAACTTGATTGCTGAATTTTCAGGCAATTCTTTACTCAGAAGTAGTGTGCTCAATTGGTTTTCGATTAATTTTTGTATTATTCTTTGTATTGGGCGAGCTCCCATTTTTTCTTTAGCAGCTTGCTCAGCAATGTATGTTGCCGCTTTTGGAGTGATAGACATTTTTATGTTTTTATTGACCAATTTATCTGACACTTTTGACACTTCTAATTTTACTATTTTTGTGAGTCCTTTTACATCAAAGTCATTGAATAATATTACTTCGTTTAATCTATTGAGGAATTCTGGACGAAAGAATGTTTTGAGTTCTGTGAATAGTTTGTCTTTAGCTACCTGTTCAGTGTCACTTTGACCAAAACCAATGTTTGGTTTTGCAGCTTTCTCGCTACCTATATTACCTGTTAGTATAATTATGCAGTTGTTGAAATGTATTTTTCTGCCAGAATTATCTGTAACCACTCCCTCTTCCATGATTTGAAGAAGAATGTTAAGCACTTCTGGATGAGCTTTCTCGACCTCGTCAAACAAAACAACGCTGTATGGATTGCGGCGAACCTTTTCGGTAAGCTCTCCACCTTCTTCGTATCCCACATAACCTGGCGCGGCACCAATCAATCGAGTTGCAGCAATCTTTTCGCTGTATTCGCTCATATCAATTTGAATCAACGTGCTCTTACTGCCGTAAATAAATTCAGCGATACATTTTGCGGTGTGAGTTTTACCTGTTCCACTTGCCCCAACAAGAAGAAAGCTTCCCACTGGTTTGTTTGGATCTTGAAGGCCTGACTTGGATCGCAGTATCGATTCAGAAATTTCTTGTAAAGCTTGTTTTTGACCAACAACTCTACGGTTAAGATTTTTAAACAGTCCAAGCATTTTTTCACTATCTTTTTTGCTCATATCTTTCACTGGAACTCCAGTTCTTGAACTTAACACTTCGAATATGTCTTGAGGTTTTACAGAAATACGTTTTTTCATTGTTTTTTCTGCCCACTTGGTTATGATTTGGTCATATTTTTCAAGAAGATCTAATTGTTCTTCTTCTACTTGATCATATGCGTATCCAACAGATTGAAGTTTAGATTCTTTTAATGCTAGCTGTTCAAGTTCTTGCTCAATATCTTTTGCTTCTTGAGGTCGCTCTATGTTTTTAATTTTTACTTTTGATCCGACTTGGTCAAGAATGTCAATAGCTTTATCAGGAAACTGTTTGTCTAGAATATATTTTGCAGAAAGGTCAACAATCAAGTCAAGAGTTTCTGAAGGATAACATATACTGTGAAAGCTTTCATATTTATCTTTTACTCCTTCTAGAATTTGACGTGTTTCGTCTTTGTTCGGCTCTATCACTTTGACAGATTGAAAGCGTCGATCTAGTGCTCCATCTTTTAAAATACTTTTCTTGTATTCGGTTTGAGTCGTTGCACCTATACATTTGAGCTCTCCGCGTGCTAGAAGAGGTTTTAACAGATTTGCGGCATCCATGCTACCCTCAGCGCTTCCAGCGCCTACAAGCGTGTGTATTTCGTCAATAAACAATATAATATCTTTATTCTTTTTTGCTTCTTCAATTATACCTTTTAATCTTTCTTCGAACTGACCACGATATTTAGTTCCTGCAATCAAAGATCCAAGGTCTAAAGAGTATATAACTTTACTAATTAAAAAATCGGAACAAGTACCTTTGACAATGTTTTGAGCTAACCCTTCAACAATTGCTGTTTTACCAACACCTGGCTCTCCTAAAAGCACAGGATTATTCTTCGTTCTTCGACAAAGAATTTCTGACACATCATATATTTCACTTTCTTTACCAATAATATTATCAAATTTTCCTTGTTTTGCTGATTCATTTAAATTGGTCGCAAATTTTTCGAGATTAGGTTGTTTTGATTCTTTTACTGTTTGAGCATTCTTTTTTATGAATTTTACGCGATCTTGTTTTGGTGGAGTTTGTTCTTTTGATATATGTAAATATTCTCGTACTTCTGCAATGATATCATCTTCACTTGCATGAAAGTGATCAAAAAAGCTGGGAATGCTAGAGTGTTCATACTTTAATAAAGCTAGCAACATGTGTTCTACCCCAACATATTCATGCCCAAGTTTGTCACTAATACTCGCTGCAACTTTCAATACAAGATGAAAATGTTCATCATATTCTGCGTGAAAATCTTCGGGTATAAAAGCTTGAGTACTGTCGCTTTCTACAATATAGAATGTTTTCTCGATCTCTTCTTTAAGAAGATCCTGATCGATCTGTAATAAAAATAATATTTCGCTCAAAATTCCTGCATTCAAATTGACCATTCCGTAAAACAAATGTTCTAAGCTTATAAATTCATTTCCGAATTTAGTGGCTACTCTTTTTGCTTCACTGATCGCTTGTTGCGCACGCGGCGTAAAGTTTGGTTTTGGAGTCATCTTCATTGATTTACACGCTAAATTACTTAACGTCCGACATTTTCATGTAGATCTTTTCGTCCATTATATTTAATGAATCGAGAAAAACGATATCTTCACCTTTGCGTCCATATGCTACTATTATACTCTTTTTTCCAGGAGTTTTCTTTTCAGAATCAAAATATCTGTCATAAAATTTTCCTCTGCGAGAATTTAATAACATTGCATCATATCTTCCATACTCGTCTGCGATACTTAATTTCATATATTTGTTGCCGTTTCGTGAGGTTCTTTTGATGCAATCTTCTACCACGCCAATAAACTTTCCCTTGTCATCTGCATCCATGAGTTGCAAGTCGCGAGAATCTTTTAATGAATTGTAACTGTCTGTAAAACATGTTTTGAGATTAGAGCTGTGACTGTATCCGAGAAGTTCTGTTTCAAAATACCAATTTGCAAATGTTTCATATTGTTTATTTTTATCATAAATTGATTTATAAACATCATATTTCTTTTTGAATGTTTTGAATCTTGATTCTTTCATTAATGGTTTACTGTCATCCCCTACAAGGTCACCTTTTTTTGCATCAGCAATACAATTTAATAATTTATATTCATATTTATCGCCGAGAAGTATAAAGTTTCGTTTCTCGCGGTCGGTCAATTGATTGAATGCTTGAGCTTCAAGAACCATAAGTGATCTGTTGGACCCTTTACTTTCTAGCGCTCCAGCCTGAATCAATGCACTGAGAATACCAATATTCAATCCAGCTTGCTTTGCAGCAAGAAAAATATCATATTTAGTTGGCGTTTCACTTGAACGAAAATCGCGCAATGACTGTAAAGATTTTTCACTAACGCCTTTTATGCTGTTCAAGCCAAAGCGAATATCCTTACCTTCAATGGAGAAATCCATGCCAGATTTGGCCAAGTCTGGAGATAGTAATTTTATACCAAAATGAGATAATTCTTTACTAACTTTAGATATTTCTTCCTGTGGCGCAGGTTCATACTTTGTCATTTTTAATAATGAAAGAAAGAATTGTTGTGGATGATTAAATTTAAGATATGTCGTCCATGCAGAAAGAACCGAATAACTCAAGGAGTGAGATTTGTTGAATGAATAGTTTGCACTATCTTCTGCCACACTCCAAAGTATTGTTCCGACATCTGGACTCAATCCTTTTTGTCTTACTTTCTCTTCAATCTTGGCTTTCCACGCAGGCATTTGGTCAATCTTTTTCTTTCCTACTATACGACGAAGTTGTTCTGATTCATCAAGAGTGAATCCAACTTTTACCGCCATTTGCATAAGTTGCTCTTGGTAAAGAGGAATTCCTCCTGTGTAGTCCAAAACGTCTGTAAAAAATTCATGAATCACTTGAGCTTCATTTGTTTCGATATAAGTCGCATAGTCACCCAAGAACTCAAGAGCTCCTGGACGACCAATAGCTATAACCGCACTAAGCTGCTCAAGGCTCTGTGGTTTAACTTTCTTGCAGACACGATAGTTTGTATCAGATTCCAACTGAAACAAGCCGTGGGGCGCTCGTAGGGTCTGCAATGGCTTGAAAATTTCTGAATTGTGAAGATCAATTTCATTGCAATCAATTCCAAGACTCTTACATACATCATAAATCACGCTTAAAGTGCGCAATCCAAGAATATCAAACTTTACCATCAGTTCAGACACCCAATTCATATCATAACCTGTGACTAATGCACCATCATTTGATGTTTGTACGGGGCAGATATCAGTCATTGTGTCGAACGAAATGGCAATACCACTTGGGTGGACACCAGTGTTTTTGTTTAAACCTTCAAGCTTGAGGGCGATATTAAATACTTCTCCATTCTGCGCTGCCCAATCGGTAAATTTTTCACTCTCTTCAATGGCAGTCTGAAGGGGCACAACAACTCCAAAACGTTTTGGAATAGTATCACTCACTTCATTAACTTGTTGTTCGGTAAATTCACCAACAATTTTACCACATTCCTTGACGCATAATTTACCACTAAGAGTATTTAATGTGAGAATCTTTGCTGTACGAGCAGGATGTTTGCGCTCGATATAATCGATAACTTCTGCACGACGCTCATAAGCGATGTCGTTGTCCACATCTGCCAACAAGCTTCCGTCAAGATAAGTGATTCCATCTTTTTCGGTTTTACGGGCACGACTTTTTGAAACAAACCGCTCAAAAAACAAATTGTATTCTACAGGATCAACATTAGTCACTCCAATAAGATACAATACAAGTGATCCAGCCGCACTACCTCTTCCTGGGCCAGTGGGGATATCATTCTCGTGGCAAAAGTTTAAAATATCCCAATTCAATAGTATATAATCAATAAATCCTAGTTCATCTAATATTTTTAATTCTGATTTCGCACGATCAAAATATTCATTTTTATTATCAAACTTATCGATTCCACGATCGTATACGCCTTTATGACATAGTTTACGAAGAAAGTCAAAGTTGGATATGTCTGGAGATGTTTCCAGCATTTTATAATACTTTTCTTCGATTTGAATGTTTGGAAGGCGCACTCCTGGAGGAATGCAGTCTTTATAACTTGTAAATTGTTTTGTGAATTCGCTCATACTTCTATTTCCCATATCATTTTTTTAAATACTTCAAAATTAACGTTAATGTCATACAAAGCATCATGCAACATTTTCTCGTCAAAGTCAACATCAAAATCTTTGCAGCATTGTTTTAAATTACAACTCAAACCTCTTTCGATCAAGTGGTTGAGTCGATATTGCCAAGCAAGAAAGTCGTCATCCTTGTCTAGCTTGATTCGCTTCTTGAGCGCTTTGGCTAAACACAAAGTGTCAACAAGATGCTCTGTGTAGCTATAATCAGCTTGAGCCTTTGAGTCAACAAGTTTGCGATGTAGATTGTGCATATAAACATCAAAGCCTAGCAGGTTGTGTCCGACCTTAAGATAAGAATCGTCATACAAATACTTTTCTAAGTGATCAAGTGCGGCTTTTGGACAAGTCGCTTTCTTTTTATACTTTGCCTCTGTGAATCCTGTAATTTTTGCAGCCTCTGGAGACACATGCAAGTCGTCCCACTTGAGCCAATAATCTTTAGATTCCACAATTTTATTATTCTTTATCACAAGAAATGCTAATTGCCAAGGCTTATTGTTTGCAGTCAAGTTGAGATTACAGGTTTCGTAATCAAAAACAAGATAATTTTTGTTCTTTTGAAATCTAAGCAGTGATTCTTTCATTATTCTCCTTCCAGCTTTCGAAGCAAAATTCATTACTACCGAAGTGATCTAAATTTGGTTTACTTAATGTTTTGTTTCCAAATGTTCTACCTGTAATACATTTGTATGTTTGTAGCGCAGTTACATCTGATTTGTTTTTATAATATATACTTTTTGTATATTCCACTTTATTGTTGTTTTTAGAGGCGTAGTTTTTTACTTTTTGTTCTAGGAAATTGTCGAAAGGTAAGCCGTTTTGCTCGATAAAGAAGGTTGGTTGTGTGAAGCCGAAACTTGGTGTGCAATTTGCGAACTTCATAAGATTGTTATAAATGAAACTATCATAAAAAGGTATTGCCAAAATTAGATGTTGATCATTCCAATGTTTCTTGAGCACTTTGTGATCCACGCAATTGCGGTGTTTGGTGAATGCTTCACTATATATTGTGTTTAGTAATTTGCACCCTTCAGCGTCTCGCGCAAACAATATAATTTTGTGTGAACTCTTTACAGATTCTTCTTTTGGATCGATACTTGCATTCTCTCGCATATCAATGCGCAATCCAAAGATTAATTTTAAATTTAAATTGTCGGCGTTCTTTTTTGCTTGCAGAAATCCCGTAAGAGAATCTTCAACCAAAACAACTTCTTTTAATTTATTTTCTACAGCAATGCTAAAAACACTATCCGATCCACCTTCTTTGTGTGTAATTGGATCATCCAGAGTTAATATACTTTTGCCGATTGAATAGTGGCTTTTAAATAAAGGAATCATGCCAACTATTTTATCAAAATACAACACCGTTGTCAAGCCTGAAAAAGTTATCAACATATAATCAATTTAAATTGACAGAACCCCAACTAAATGTTAATATTTATAACACAATATGGATATAAAAGTAAAAAAACGAAATGGTCGTCTTCAAGACTTTATTGTCGAGAAGATTAATGCTAATGTAGAACGTGCATGTGAAGGAATATCTGACGTTTCAGTCAGTGAGATTGTGTTGGATGCACAACTTCAATTATACGATAAAATCACAACCAAGGAAATCGATACATCGCTTATATTAAGTGCTCGCGAAAAGATCGAGAAAGAGCCTAACTATAGTTATGCCGCAGGTAGGCTTCTATTAAATACAGTATATAAAGAAGTATTTAAGGAAGGTGTTGATAGTGATGCTTTTCGCCTTCAATATCGCAAGAGTTTTATTCAGGGCATCAAAAAGCTAGTCAAGAGCGGCAAGCTCAACGAACGCATGCTTGAGTATGATTTAGCTCAATTATCTGAAGCTCTGCGAATTCGCCGCGATAATTCTTTTAAATATCTTGGCATTCAAATTCTCGCAGATCGATATTTTATTCGTGAAGACGATAAGATCATGGAGGCTCCACAGAGCTTTTGGATGAGAGTAGCAATGGGTCTTGCGCTCAATGAAGAAAATAAAGAAGAATGGGCAATCAAGTATTATGATCTTTTCAGTCAGTTTTTGTATACTTCTTCAACTCCGACTCTTTTTAATAGTGGAACAGCTAGATCTCAGCTTAGTAGTTGTTATTTGAATACATTTGATGATAGTATTGATGGTATTTTTGACGGCGCTTGGCAAGAAGCAAGAAAAAGCAAGTATGCTGGTGGCCTTGGATTGGATGTTACTCCATTTCGTTCCACAGGTTCTCATATCGAAGGAACAAATGGTATCTCTAGCGGACTAGTTCCATGGTTGAAGATTTACAATGATCTTTTGGTTGCGGTAAATCAAGGTGGCAAGCGTCCAGGTGCTGGATGTGCATATCTTGAGCCTTGGCATTTAGACTTTGAGGACTTTCTTAATCTTCGCAGAAACACAGGAGATGATCGATTACGTTGTCATGATATGAATACCGCATCTTGGATTCCTGACGAATTTATGCGTCGTGTTCAAAATGAAGATGTTTGGTATTATTTTGATCCTAGAGATACTGCATCCGAAGATGGAACAACTCTTCACGATCTTTTTGGCGAACAGTTTGACAAGCGATATAATGAACTATGTGATCAAGCAGAAGAAGGTCTGATCAAAAACTACAGAGTGATTCCCGCAAAAGAGCTTTGGAAGAAAATGCTAAAGGTGTTGTTTGAAACATCTCATCCATGGTGCACATTTAAAGATCCATGCAACATTCGATACACCAATCAACACGAGGGAGTGGTTCACAGTAGTAATCTTTGTACAGAAATTACTCTTCATACCAAAGCATCTGAATATGAAAAAGGTGAAAAAACAAAAATTGGTGAAACTGCGGTTTGCAATCTTGGATCAGTAAATTTATTAAATCATTTAAAGGACGACAATACTTTAGATTATGATAAATTAAAAAATACAATACATGTTGCTATGAGAGCATTAGATAGTGTTGTTGATCTTAATTTTTATCCTACGAAAGAAGCAAGCAATAGTAATTTAAGAAATCGTCCTGTTGGATTAGGATTGATGGCATTGCATGATGTGTTGCATAAAATGAACATCAATATCGATAGTGATGAGGCTATAAAATTTAATGATCATTTGTTTGAGTTTTATTCATACAATGCTATTTCCGCAAGCTCGAACCTTGCAAAAGAAAAAGGTTCATATGAAACATACCAAGGATCTCTGTGGAGTCAAAATATTTTTCCAATAGATTCATATAATGTGCTCACAGAATACAGAAAGGCTTCCACTATTGGAGGCGGTGAGACCCTCACTTCCGAATGGCAAGAGCTTCGTAGGCACGTTGCTGAGCATGGAATGCGCAATAGTAATGTTATGGCGATAGCTCCAACTGCAACAATTGGTTATATCAATGGTGTCGAGCAAAGTATCGAGCCAAATTTCTCTGTTCTTTTTGTTTACGAAAATAAAAGCGGCAATTTCTTTATTACAAATCAGCATTTTATTGATGACATGAAAGAGGCTGGACTTTGGAACAGTAAGGTTGCTGAACTTGTGAAAAGTGTTGACGGAGATTTGTCTTTGCTTAATGGAGACATTCCAGTCGAATTAAAAGAAAAATATAAAACAGCATTTGATCGTGATATGTTTAAGCTTATTGAATGTAATGCGGCACGCCAAAAATGGATAGATCAAGCAGTCAGCTTTAATCTTTACAACAAATCTACTTCATTAAAGTATTTGAATGATGTATATATGAATTGCTGGGAAGCAGGACTCAAGACAACATACTATCTTCGTAATCGCGCAGCATCCAAAGTTGAAAAGGCTAATAGTGATGAAAAGTCAACAGAAGCTACAGCTTGCAGTATTGAAGCTATGAAAAACGGTGGAACTTGTGAAAGTTGTCAGTAAAGTGATCCAATTTACAATTGACAACGCTCTACTTATTTGATATATTATAAACATGGAAACTAAAACAGGAGAACTTCTCACAGAAAACATCGCTGGTGTAAATCGCATCTTACCTCATAAACATAAATACGCTTGGGATTTATTTCTCAAAAGTTGTGCAAACAATTGGATGCCAACTGAAATAAGCATGCAAGCTGATATCAAACAATGGAAAAATAATGAAATTACAGATGATGAAAAATTACTTGTTAAACGTTGCCTTGGATTTTTTGCTGGATCTGAGTCTTTGGTTGGTAATAATCTTTTGCTTAGCGCCTTTAAATATGTTACTGACGCTGAATGCCGTCAGTATATCCTTCGTCAAGCGTTTGAGGAAAGTCTTCACAATCTTACGGTAGTATATATTTGTGATAGCTTAGATCTCGACATTGAAGAGGTCTTCGCGGCGTATGAAACAATTCCAAGTATCAAAGCGAAAGACGATTTCTTGATGACAATAACTAATGATATTAGTCGTCAAGATTTTACTCCTGACACAATAGAGGGAAAGCAAGAGTTATTGAGAAACTTTCTTACGTACTGGATAGTGTGCGAAGGAACGTTCTTCTTTAGTGGTTTTGCTATGCTGCTTGCGTTGGGTAGACAAAACAAGCTTCAAGGCATTTCTGACCAAATTAAATATACTTTACGTGACGAAAGCTCACACATTGCATTTGGAACTTATCTAATTAATACTCTTGTGGAGCAAAACCCAGAAATCTGGACAAAAGAGATTCAACAAGAATTTGTAGAACACATGAAAAAAGCTGTTGAGCTTGAGATTGCATATGCACATGATGTATTACCAACTGGTATACTAGGACTAAATGCAGACATGTTTGTTGATTATATGCATTTTATAGGCAACCGTCGCCTGGAAGGTATTGGTCTTGACTATCGTTTTCCAAGCGATAAGAATCCTTTTCCTTGGTTGAGTGAAGTTGTGGATGTTCAGGCTATGGGAAATTTCTTTGAAAGAAGAGTTAGAGAGTATCAACAAAGCGGATCTCTAGAAGACGATTTCTAAAAAAACTTTTTTCTAACCAATCCCTGTATACAAGCGGGTTCTGGGCGTTTTCGATTTCCCAGAACCCGCTTTTTTTTGTATATAATAGTATGGCAAAAATATTGCGTACAGAACAATTATCGGTCGATGGGGACAATATCCGCTTGACCGCAGATCAAGGAAACTTGATCATCAATAGTGTGAGTGGGGATGATCTAACACAGATTACATCCACCACTAAAATAGGAGAAGATATCTCAAGTTTATCTGCTAGAGATACAGATTTTGACACAGACGTATCTAGCCTTGCTGCAGGTGCAAGCTCGGTAGAGTCGATGCTTGTGAATGTATCCAAGTATGGAGTATATTCTCTTGAAACTTCAAATCTTAGTACAGGCGCAGGAAGTAGCGTGCAGACAATAACGCTTGCTGGTCGAGCATTTGTCGCAAAACCTACTATTACTGCTACATTAACAGGAAGCGAAAACGACCCAATTATTGCGGTAATGATATCTGATGTATCTGAAACTACCACAACTGGAGTTTATCAGGTGACATTTCAGTTCTCGGATGAACTTCCTGCAACTGGTGAAACAGATCAAGCGACAAACTATAAACTCAACATTCTTGCGAATGTGAATGCTGCTGATCAAGATCTTGATACGATCGTTGATAGTGTTGACAGCGATCGTGATGGTGATGGAGTAGCTAATAGTTTAGATTATGATCCAGATGACAGTTCTATTGGTAGTGCTCCTGGAGATTTGGCTCAAATATCTGCAGGTTTTCCAAATAACAATAACAACATATACGGTGCTGCAGTTTTAGATAATACAACAAATGAAAACTTTGTTGATTTCATAAAAGCAATAGACGGAACCTGGTATAGCAGTGCTTCTGCCGCAGGATTAGACTATACTGCAGATGAAAAAGATATTTATCTATTTGATAATAGTTTTGTTTTGACTTTTAAGCTGTACAGTTCTGATGGAAGCACATACGAAAAAGATGTTTATACCCGCGGATACAGTACATGGACAAACAGTAATTATTCCTCTCCTTTATTTAGATTTCTATGGACGGACTCAAGCGGTGACATTGAGTCAACTAGTACAGGCGTCGGGAAATATCTTCAAATCAAATCAACATAATAAATTAACTAAATCAACTCTCTTTAAAGCCTCCAGAAATGGGGGCTTTTTATTTGGCACGAAAATAGCAAATATATAAGAGTGAATATCAAAAACACGGTGTTTTTGTGACACACAGTCTCAAACAATTAAATATAAATTACAAAATGTCATACTATATAAACAATTCATACAACAAAAATACTAACGCATGGAACGATCTTCTTGATGAAATATTCTCAGATTCACTGTTTGACACAATTGAGTCAAAACGTCGCGCAAACATTGTATCTCGAGAAAAAGAAATTGAAATACAACTGGAATGCCCAGGTGTCGCAAAAGAGGATATCGAATTATCTTGCGAGAACGGAACATTAAAGGTGATGTGTAAATCACCGCAAAAACAAGAAGAAAAATATCTACATCAACAATTTGAATCGCGCGAGTCGACCAATCTATTCACTCTCAAAAACGAACTCGACACAAACAAAATCAAAGCCACAAGCAAAGATGGAGTACTATACATAAACATACCCAGAAAACAACAAAAAACAAAACGTATAGAAATTAGTTGACAAAACTCGAATAAATGTATATAATCTACAGTTTAAATTATGAAAAATAAATTACTAACACTGACTGCCTTGGCAGTATTTTCTATTAACGCAGCTTCTGCTGGATCTTTATCCACTGGTTACGGCTCGGACGTGTTTCGTCGCGGATCTCTAATCGCAGAAGACTCTCTACAAACATCCGCATCTTATGATACCTCAAAGGGTGGATTTGATGTTTCAGTTGGCGCACAAACCGCACATAGCGCAGGTGCAGACAGCGATGTTTACATTCTGTCTGGAGGAATTGGCAAGAGTCTCGGTTCACTACTTTCTGTTTATGGTGGACTTGAGCATTTTGAACAACTTGATGGAGCAAGCAATCTTGATGTTGTATTGAGTGCAGATTTCGATACATTATTAAGTCCAACACTTTCTGCGGCTCGTAATATTGATGAAAGTCAATACACATTCGAGGCTGGTGTATCGCACGACATCTCGATTAATAATATTGATTTGTCTGTTCGCGGAACACTTGGTAATACAGACTTAAGTAATGGTGATAATATTGACTATTATTCTGTTGGAATTAGCGCAAGCAAAAATCTCGCCAAGAATCTTGTATTGTCCTTAAGTGCAGATCAGGTCAATTCTGATGCAATTGAAAGTGACTCTATTGTTGCCGCGGCATTAACCGCTAGTTTTTAATTATACTTAGAGTATAGTTGTTCATATAGCCCTCCAGAAATGGGGGGCTTTTTTGTGTCTAGTTTTTAAATAGAAACGGTTGCCATTCGGGGACTGTTTCGTGCATACCGTTTAGATAATCTCGTCACTCGTCCACTCAGGACCACTCAAGATGTTTAGTATCTCTTCGTGTGTGTATTCAGTCTTGCCGAGCAGAAAGAATGGTTGTGTACCTTCGTACTTAACAAATGTCTTAGTGCCGTCTAATGAGAACCTTAAAGTTTCTGCGGATGTTTCTAACACTTGGTCGAAGTCCACAGAGCTAACCTCTGATGCGTCTATTATTACATAATTTTTCATGGCTACTTACGATGGTACTGAGGTTGAGAAGGTAGGGCCGTTGTTTCCTGTACCGTCATTCGTATTCGGATTAGCAGCGTTCTCTACGTTTGATATAGTGTCACCACTAGCGGGGCTTCCACCGCTACCTGTATCAGATGCGTGATCTCCTATTCTCCACCAATGTGTAAGGTCTGCTTGTTTATCGTACCCACCTGCGGCACTAGAAAGATCAATAGGAGTACCATTGTTATACAGAGCTAAAGCATCATCCAAGTCTAAAGCTGCATCCCACAGACTTATTTCATCGTACAAGCCGGCTTCATACAAAGATACTGTTCCAAACTGACCTATGCGAAAAGTAGCGGGGCTGGTGGCTAATGTAGTATTAGATGCTGTACCTGTTAAAACTGATGAGCCATCTATATAAATAGCAACAGAACCACCATCAAATACCGCTACATAATTGTGCCACTCCGTATCATTAGGTACACTACTAGCTACATCAAAACTTTCATTAACTCCATTTTTAACATTAAATGTTTTAATACTTCCACTAGAAGACCAACCGTAAGACTTGGTTGAAGAACTCCACCATCCGATGTTAGGTATTTCACCAGCAACGGTAGGCTTGAACCACACGCTAAGGGTTAGTGCGGAAACACCTGACATACTGCTTATTGATCCGCAATCAACATGATCATCAAAGCCGTCAAACGATCCGCTAAATGAATTAGAGACTCCTGATACACCATCACTAGCATACCTTCTCCAATCCGCACCGTCATAGATGATGTAGTTTCTCGTGTCTGTTTCAAAGTAAGCATCACCCGCAGACGGCGAGCCGGGGCGTGTTGAAGATGTTGTTGTTTGTATTGTTGTCATAATTATTAATAATCGTTGTTATAAATATACCATGCGCTACCATCATAAATATAAAAATCACCAGTGTCAGTGCCGTATGCAACTGTAACTTCGCCGGATGGATTGGTTGGTGTGCTTGCTAAAATGTTTGCTTCTGTGTCGCGAGTTGAAATGTTGAATATTGGCTGCAATGATTGCACGTCAGACTTCAATGTTGTTATGTCAGATTTAATTGTAGAAACATCATCTTGTAACCCTCCAACGTTTGACTGTAAAGTGGTGCCCGCTTGAATTCCTGGTATTTTTGGAGTGTGACTCATTGTATAAAATAGTTTGATCCGTCACTATATATACCTATAGCTTCGTATTGAATATCTAAAGTATAAGAACCTGTTCCGTCAATAGTTGATCCATTTGGACAACTAATTATAATATCTCCAGAAGAACCAATTTTTTTGTGTTGAGAAAGGTTGTTGTGTCCAGATGGAGCAGGCAAAGTGACTGAAATTGCTCCGCCAGCGGTATCATCATCATACAAAAAATGAGTATAATTTGATTCTGTTGTATAGCTTGCTCCTGTAACTGTTTTAAGGGAAAAATATTCTTTTGATAATAAAACAGGATCGTTGTCTACGTTCAATTGTCCACTAACTTCAGACAACATAATATCATACTCACTATTGTTGCTTGTTGTGAGTTTTATTTTATTGAAGCTTTGTGGAACAGGCATAACTTATTTTGATTCAGGTTTTTCGTGGGTATAACCTTTTTCTTTTAGTTGTAGATGTTGTTGATATGTTTTTGCTTCTACAGCTTTTCCTGTTTTTGGATCGTACATTGTGTGAGGTTTGAATTCTTTTTCTTCGTCTGCGGATTGAGCTTTTTTCCAGGCCTCTTTACTGGGGCGATCTTTACTACCAGGTTTTGCAGGTTTGTATTTTTTTCCCATACGCTTTTTCTTTTTGCGAATGTTGTCCCAGAGACCTGTTTTTGCTTCTACAGTTTCTTCTGTTTCTTCAACTTCTTCGATCTCTTCTTGAGACTTTTCTTCTCCTTTTGTCATTTTAGTGACACTCTTTTTGCTCCACATTTTACAACTCCAGTAGCGAGCCTTAGTTTTGGGCCCTGGATTTTCACAATTGTGTCTAGCTCTAAAACTTTTACGGCGACCAGGGTCATCGCGCTTGATTTCCATATTTGGATCACCAAAGTTTACCTTAACAACATTACCCTTTTCGTTTTTAACATACACAGAGAACTTTTTTGGTCCGCCCGAAGTGCGAAATGGTTTGTTTAGTTTTTTACCTTTGTTTTTTTCTGCGGCCCAGCTTTGTTCGTCAACATATTCTTCAAATCCAAGCTCGTCGGTTTCAATAAAAATTGTGCTCCACATTTCTTTTGTAAAACTTGGATCCTCTTGAAGTTGATTATTGTGAATATCAAGTTGTGCAGAGATTAAATCTTCTTCAGTAAAAAGTTTTGCTTCTTCGCGCACTCCGTCATCAAAAATGATTCCTGCGCAAGCAATGTCTTGATCTGCTTTGCGATATGCATCTTTTACATTCGATCCGCCAACCATTTTTAAAAACATATTGACCCGAGCAATTGCCCATTGGCCTCGTGTTTTTCCTGGTCGTCCAAACTCGCTGAACATTTCTGATCCGCGGCGATATACTTTTTGTAACTGAGAAAGTGTTACTTTTTGGGAATATTTTGCATTATGCGCAACGACTTTTTGTTTCAAGGCATTTAATGCTCTATCTGAGAAGTTGTTGTTTTGATTTTCCATAAATATTATTTACACAAATTTTTGTTTATTTTCTAGATACCAAGAGTATGTTTTTTGTAATCCTTGCTCTAGAGAGGTTTTGGGTGTGAATCCAATGTTGGATAATTGAGTGTTGTCCATTTTTTTGCGATATGTGCCATCGGGTTTGCTCGAGTCGAACACAATGTCTCCTTGATAACCAACAACTTTTTGTATCAGATGCGTCAATTCAAGAATAGATACTTCATCTTCGGATCCACAATTGATGTGCGAAATGCCTTTGTTGTATATGTCTTGTGCGTCAACACTTTCAAGACAATATGTTATTGCTTGCGCCAAATCATCAACATATAAAAATTCGCGCAACGGCTTGCCGCTTCCCCAAACTTCTACATTTTCGGCGCCACTTTCTTTTGCTTGATGCACTTTTCTTATGAGAGCAGGTAAAACATGCGAGCTTTGCAAATCAAAATTATCTCGCGGGCCATACATATTGCACGGCATAATCGAATAAAAATTATTGTTGTGTTGCTGATAATAACTTTCACACAATTTGATTGCTGCTATTTTGGCAATAGCATATGGTTCGTTTGTTTTTTCTAGTACATCTGTTAAAAGACTTTCTTCTACAATAGGTATTTTTGCATCTCGAGGATATATACATGAACTACCAAGATTGATTAGTTTTTGAACATTGTATTTGCTTGAGGCATGTATCAGGTTACTTGCTATTTGTAGATTTTGATAAATAAAGTCTGCGCGAAGTGTATTGTTTGCGAGGATGCCGCCGACTTTTGCTGCACAAATGATTACTGCGTCTGGACGCTCTTTTGCAAAAAAACTATCAACTTGTGCTTGATTGATTAAATCTAGTTCGCCGCGAGTTCGTGTGATTACATTTTCGTAACCATTGCTTTGTAAATGATTGAGAACTGCAGATCCAACCATTCCACCGTGTCCCGCTAGAAAGATTGATTTGCGCTTCATTGAGTCAATAGAGCATAATCGCTTTGATACATTTTCTTTACCAATCCACGAAAATCTGTTTTGCGCTCCCAACCCATTTCGCTTTCAGCAAGAGATGGGTCGCCGCACAATTCGTGCACTTCTGCGGGTCGATAAAATTTTGGATCAACCTCAAAAATTAATATACCATCTTTAGTATAATATTTTTCATCAGCTTCTGCGCCTCGCGATTCAAATTCGATACCTGCGCATTTTAGAGCTTCTTCAAGAAATTCACGTACTGTGTGCATCTCACCACTACCCAATACATAATTTTTTGGAGCCTTTTGATTGAGCATCAACCAAACACCTTCCATAAAGTCTTCTGCGTCGCTCCAGTCGCGTTGAGCTTCGATGTTTCCGAGTTTCAAAATGGGGATTGTTTTGTTTGATTCTAGAGCAATTTTTATTCTTGCTACTGTGTGAGAAATTTTACGAGTCACAAAATCAAGGCCGCGACGACTTCCTTCATGATTAAACAGCCAACCTTGAACAGCGTAGAGGTTATAAGACTCTCTGTAGACGCGCACAAGGTGCCTAGCTGCGCATTTTGCTGCGCCATAAGGGCTTTGTGGTCGCAGGGGGTGATCTTCGTTTTGAGGGTTTGTTACGACGTCACCAAACTCTTCGCTTGATCCAGCATTATAAAATTTACAATCAGGAACAAATCTACGTATTGATTCAAGAATATGAAGCACTGCATCTGCATCTGTATCCCATGTTTGAATCGGATAATTCCAACTACCTGCAACAAATGATTGCGCGGCAAAATTGATAAAGTAGTCGGGCTTTATATCAAGTATCACGTCGCGCATACTGTGCGCATCATTTAAATCCATGTCAATCAAGTGAAATCGCGGCTCATTTTCTAGGTGCAAAATATTCTCGTGATTTTTAACACTCAATCTTCTTACCGAACCATAAATTTCATGATTCGTATTCTTTAATAGATAATCGACCATGTGACTTCCGTCTTGGCCAGTGACGCCTGTTACTATTATTTTTTTCATTGTTAGATTATAGAATTACACTGTGTTTTTTATATTTTTTAATCCTATTTTTTTAATCCAATAATCAAGATAACATTCTTGCGACGTTGTGTTTTGAAATTGATCAAGTTTTTCCCGCAAAAATCGCTCGTTCACCTGTTGCCAGTCGCCCACAATTAAAATTGGTAAATGTTTATAAAAAGAAATGTTTATTGAATTTTCTACAACAGGAATTGATCCCATCAATAAAGTTTCCCAAAGTCTATGACAATCTATTCCATTTCCATTTGGAGATAAAACATAATGGCTAGATTTTAAGTCAATTAGATATTCCTTGAATATTTTTCGTTGTGAAAAGCGTGCGAAATCTTGATTCATAAATTGATTATAAAGTTGAGATCTGCTATATTGATTTGTTGAGCTGTCGAAATTGCAATAAAGTAAATTTGTTTTTTTAGTATGCAACGATTCAACTTTTTTAAAAACAGATATATTTCCATGATCCCATCTTGCGTTTGCAATTCCAATTGGGATAGAAATTAATTTTGGGTGACATATGTCGATATTTTGAGCATACCATTTTGTCAAGTTTGAATAATTAAGTAATGTTATATGATTTTCATTTATTGAAAGGTCGCTATTATGAGTAATTAACTTAAATTTAAAACAAATATCTTTTGCAATATTGATAAAAAAATCATAAATTAAATCTGTTTTAACAAAGGCAACTTGATTGTGCTGTGTTATTTTATTTGCAGGGTCTTTTTGAAATTCATCGTATATCAAATGACATCTATTTCTCAAACCCATGCCGGTGAGGTATGGATACGAGCATTTTGTTGCTTGATTCATAAAATATATTCGTAGCCATATTGTGTGCAAAAGTCGAATAGCTCGCTTTTGATTTCGGGGCTAACAAATTTATATTGATCTTTTTCGATTTGTTTTTTATGAAGAGGTTTTGAGTTGACTTTTTTTAGAGATGTAAAATCAATCGACTCAAGGTCTTCGTCTTTAGATGAAAGATAAGCTTGTACTTTTTCTAGATCTTTTTTAGATTCTATTTTAAAGTAGATTTCTGATTTATCTATGGCGATTTTATTCCAATATAAATAACATAATATTGCTCTCTCTACTGGGCTTCCCGAAACGATTTTATGTGTTATTTTTTTAATATACTTATTTCGTATATCAAGCGACCAACCGCATTCATTTTCATTAATGATTGATGGTAGCGCATCAAATGGATTACGAAGATGTGTTATTGTGTGCTGGAAAGAATATTTTACGCGCCATTCCCAGCCATCAATTCCGTATCTAGGTTCAATTAAATCATTGGGTTCGTGCTCAATATTGAATGCCCAGCTTGATAATGCACTTTTATTTATTGGTTCTATTTCGTGAGATGCCGGTATTCCTAGTTTTGAAAAAAGATGAGCTGCAAATCCGCTGCCACATCTGGGATGTCCAATAATTAGATATTTTAAAGATTTTTTCAATTAACTTGCGCTTTGAAGTGTTTTTCTATAATTTTCTCTGTCTCGAGTTTATTAAATGGGCGAGGCATGTGCGCATCAATTTTCGTTTCTTGAATTTGTTTGGTTTGATGCCAGGCTGTTCTGTCAATTCTACCTTTTGCAATACCTTGAAAACTGTTTCCCCTGTTGATTGTTTTTGGTTTTAGAGGTCTTAATCTTTCGGTGATTATGTCTTGATCAACGTACCACCATTTGTCAAAAGAGTCTGATTTTGATTGTTTGTATTTATTTAGTAATTCTTTAATTGATGTTTCTGTAATCAGTTGATTCCATAAATAATCTGGCGCAGAAATGTAGCATATTGGATAGTGTTTATAGTTTGTTAAATCTTCTCCGTATACAGTCCATTCATTGTCGCTTGGTTTCCAGTAATTCGACAAAGGCATCATGTCTACATCCGAAGTCATAACCAAGCCGCTTGCGTGTTGCGCTCCAAACAACCTAGAAACCTGAACGACGGTCTCGTCTCGATATCCATCGATCGGGTCAAGTTTAATAATTTTATTTATAGAATTTGATTCCAGGCTTTTGTTGCCGAGATGAAAAGTGAGAGTCCTCCAGCTCAAGTTGTTCCAAGCTTTTTGAACATATGGTAAATAAGATATATATTCTTGTTTATCATTTGTAGATAAAATGACAGTTTTATTCATTTTGGGTTGAATATAATTTTTGGTTGAACTTCATTGTTCTTGTTTGTCAATTGATATCCAAATTGAGATAAAAATTTTACATGCATATCTATTTCTTGTTCAATTGATATTTCTAGCATTTTATAGTGAAGCTCTATTTCTATGTTTGAGAATTTTGTTTTAGAAAAATTTATACCACTTAATACTTGGTTTTCATATCCTTCAACATCAAGAAAAAAATAATCAACACTTGAGACATTGAGTTTATCAAGTATAGACTGTAGGGGGGTTGCTGGAACTTTGATTTGATTCTTATACCTTCCAATTTTGTGAGATATTACAGAGTTCATTGCAGAATGATTATTGCTTATATTAAATAATACATTCTCACCTTTAAATCCAAAAGGTACTAAGCACTTGTTGTATATATAAGTTCTTTCATTATTACGATTCTTTAAGCAATTCTGATACTCTTGTGGGTTTGCTTCGATTAATATACCGTGATAATTTTTATTATCAGCGAATTGTAATGATCTTGACTGAAAAATACCGTCATGCGCGCCGACTTCTATATATATTTTTTTGTCTACCATCTTTCTATGGGTCCCACTTGATTATCTGCAGTTATGCGCTCTCCTATAAAAGAGCCATATTTAAAGGGTTTGTGCTGAGGGAATTTTATTCCCGAGCCCCTCTTGAAGTCATCGTGTTCTAAAAATAAAAAAGAAATCTTGGAGTGTATGTTTTTTAGTCCGTATTGATCATTATGATATTCATCGCCTCTACAAAAGCTAATCAAGTCATCGTATATTATATTTAAATCGGCGTAATCTAAGCGCTTGCAACCCCACATGCCAGCCATAACTGGCCAATCATTATGGAATTGGTGGTCTCTCATGCAGTGAAATTGCGTGTCGCTTTTTTCCCATTGGATTACGGCTTGATATTCTTTATCTGAAACTCTTGAGTCACAATCACGACTAACGAAAATAGATACATCATTGCATATCATAGGCTTAAATCGCGCGAAAGACATAGAAAAATCTGCGTTTTCATTTGTTCGAATAATTTTTCCGCCGGCATTTTTTATTTTTTCTTGAATATCTTGGCTGACTGATGGGTGTGTATAAAACCAGCTTTCCCAGCCTGAGTAAAGTTCTCTGCCAATAGTTTTGGCGTTTTCGATAGCTCCAAATGTATAGTGCTTACAATCTCCCCAAAGTGAAAAGGATACTACTTTTTTCATTTTTGATATTTTGCCTGAATTTCGCGATCGTGTTTTTCGGATTCGCGCAATTTTGCTTGAGAAACTGAATCGGGTCTATACAGGAAGTCTCCCATGTATTTGTTTATTCGTTTTAATTTCATACCCATGGAGAACATTCTGAGCCAAGTGTCATAATCTGCAGATGAGAAATATTTCTCGTCAAATTTTCCAGCTTCAATTAGAGACAATCTTTTGACAAGAGGAAAGGGGCCGCAGGGATTAATCGTAAACATCAGTTTTTCTTCGGATTGGGAGGTTAATTTATCGATCAAATTTTTCCAATAATTTCCAATTGGTAGATTTGCGCCACCAATTTGAGATACAAAATTATGAGTTCCATAAAACAAATCAACTTCTGGAAATTTATTTATATATTCATGGTACGTTGATAGCGCATAAAAATCCAATCGATCATCTGTATTGAAATTCATTACATAAGGCGTTTTGGATTTATCTACCGCATAATTCCATGCACCATAAACCGACAAAAATCCGGGCTCGAAAATAGATAATGATATGTTATTTCGAAAAGTAAATTGTTTAATTTTTTCAAACGATCCGTCTGTTGAACCTGCGTCAACAAAGATCAAATCAAATGGTTCACAAATTTGAGAGTTGATATTTTCTAGATATCCATCAATCCATTGTATTGAATTGTATGTCGAGCAATAAACTGTAATTTTATTTGTGGAGAAAGTAGACATCTTTTCTTTCGTTTTGGTATTTTTTGAATTCGCTGCAAACTGGGTCGCCCATAATAAATTCGCAAGGTTGAAGCTGTGATCGAAGAAGATATTGAAGTATCCACATGTCGGCATTAAATTGAGGGTTTTTCATAGACTCTCGTATATTGCAAAACTTATCATAAAACTTAAGCATGTTATTGTATGTGCCGCCGACCACACCCATGTTTATCAAATCCCAAGAGTCATAGTTGATCATAAATAAAACCAAATCTTCAAAGTTAAATTCTTGATGCGCTTTGAGGTATGGAAATTGGTTGAGCTTGATGCTGTCTTTACATGCAAAATAATCTACGTTAGGATTTTGTTTAATTAATTTTATTGGATCTTTTACAACTGTTACATCTGATGCATCATTGTGAAAAACAACATCAAATTTATTTTCTTGTAAAAAGTCTCTAAAGCAAAAGAATCTATAATCATTGTTACTATATTCAAAATCACCGACTTTGATAAATTTTATTTTGTTGGTTGTATATTGCTGTACAAATTCTTCTGATAAATTGTCATGAAATACAAAGCCATTTAATTGTAGATTGTTGACTGAATCATACCATGGTTTGATGTAATTGATTTCATTGTTTGATACGCGGCCGTCTGCATTGCGACCAACAACAGCATTATCCTTCGGGTCGTTTGGATGAACTTTTTTTGAGAAATAAGATGTTAGTAACGCAAGATTCATTTGAGCTTTAATATTGCATTTCTTGTTTCTTTTGTCATTGGCAAAGGTAGGGAGTTTTTCGCTATTTTAAAAAAGCCCCATTCGTCGTGCTCAATTGCATCAATGGCATCATTACTTGGAAAGATTAAGTCTTCGATTTTCATAGAATATAATGCAAAATATTTGTCGTCTTTTACCTCAAAGTCGTCGAGAAACTTTATTTCTTTATTTGCGCGAACACCAGTCTCTTCAAAAAATTCTCTTCTTGCTGCATATTCAGGATGCTCTCCAGAATCAATCATGCCACAAGGCATTGACCAGTGGCCTGAAAAGCTGTGGCAATTTCTACTGCGACGGCCAAGCAATACAAGATCTCCAAACTGTGCGACAATTCCTGCCGCGATATATTCTTTAGTCGAGGAAATCATCTAGAACTTGCTTCTTTTGCCAATGTGGACAACCGTCATATTTCATACTAACAATTTCGTCACCATCTTCAAGCTCAAGTTCGTGCTTATTTTCTGGAAAGGCTGTTTTCTTAACGTTTCCGTCGGCATCTTTTAGGGCCCAATAGTCTCTAGGTTTTCTAAAAGGACAAATGAATGCCTTGATTGGCTCGCCATTATCATCAAGTACAGGTTGTCCGCGAGACATTTTATATCCATCTTTACCGCAAGCAAGTGGACCTCCAAATGTACCATCTCTTGGATAGTCTTGTTTTGCTGCAAGATTGCTTTTCGCCGCTTCTTCGTCAAAGTTGTCGAGATACGATTGGAATTGTGTGAGTTGATGTTCAAAACCATCAAGCTCTTCCTTTGTAATTTTATCCATCTTCATTCTTCCCTTTCCTGTTTTGCCAAGCAGGTCGGTTTCCAGATCAAACCTCAAGAACAAGAATTCACTTTGCGGTTCAGTTTCAGGCATCAGATGTTTTATCGCAAGACAATATATTAAATTTTGCAGATTGTCAGTTATTTCTTTTCCTTTGAATACAGATTTACTACTTTTGAAGTCTCGAATGATTACTGAATTGTCTTTGTATACGAATAGTTTGTCGATGTATCCGCGCACTGCATATTTTATTCCTTCTTCAGGGCGATCAATTTCAAGATCAAAAAAGCGTTCCGATTCGGCGAGTACAGGTTTTTCATTTTCATCACCAAAGAAATCGCATCTCAATCCATTCACAATCATTTCGTCGATGAGTTCAAGATTCTCGGGATCATTTACCGCAAGCTCTTCTGCTTCTTTTTTGACTTGCGCGGCAACAACTTCTGACTTCCAGATTGTACCCTCTTTTACAATCTGATCAAACTCGTCGCGATGATGATCTCCAAGTAATTCAAATATGTTGTGGCAGATTGTTCCTCGGCTTGATCCATCATTTCCTGCGTCAGGTAATTTTAATTTATAATTGCACCAATAAGTCCAACTACATGTTTGCGCGGTTTTTATTCTACTTGCGGATAATTTTGTTATTTTACTCATTGATTATGATTTTTTTATTTTTTAATAAAGTTTTTGGTAATGCTTTGTATATTTCATTTATCTTTCCAAGAATCATTGTTTGTTGTTTTTTGACGTCAATTGATTCTAGTTTGTTTTTCCATTCATTAAAGTCATCAGCATTCATGTCGCCAAAATCTTTTTGTGTGGGTAAACATATTTTGATCTTTTCAGGATTATAATAATTTAATAATTTTAAATAGTTTTTTATACTTGCTTCTAACCCTCTATTGCGAGAAGATGTTTTATCGTTGTTCAATCCAATAACAAGATTATCTACATTTAAAGATAGTGTTGCGCAAATTAGTTTGGTTGATATATCAAGTCCAAATGTGACAAGAACATTTTTAAAGCCCTGTTCATTTAAGTTGAGTAGGTCACCGATACTTTCCACAAATATAATTGTGCGAGTATCATTGATTGCGTCAACCGTCTGTGCGTTCGCGTAAAGGGGGTAAATCCAACCTTTCTTTTTGCCAACATGCTTCCACTTGGGTCGACCATCTAAACTACTCATATCGCGTCCAGAGAAGCCATGAATTTGATTGTGTTCATTGTAGATTGGGAAAATAAATCTATTGTTCAGTTTTCCTGTTGTTGCATATCCACCTTTTAAAGATTTAAGGGTTTCTGTAGAGATTCCTTTGTCATTATAAAATTTGTAATGAGGTAACAACCTATCCAGGCAGGTTTCTGGGTATATTTCTTCCATTTCTAATTTTTCTGAGAATGTTAATTTGTTGTAATTTGCTCCAAGGTCATCCTCTTCGATAAAGTCTTTGACTTGGCTTTTGTCGTTTGTTCCAAGGGTAATTTCTACCAACCGCTTGAAGGGGGAAAATGAACTGTTCTGCACATGATCTTTCCAGACTCCTGTGTTTTTATATATTTGAATGGCAGTTTTATTGTCGCCATTTCTGAACATAGCATTTGTCTGCCAATAAGCTCCTCTGTCTGCCAATTTGTAACCAAGCCTAACAAGCGAATCTTTAATTTTTTCAGGAGTCATACTTATAAGTTTGGAACTTCGTCTCGCATATCTTCTAGTATTCCAACTCCTTCGGAGTCCATGTGCTCTACCATATCAACCAGATCTCCTCTTTCTTGAATGCTAAAGTTTTCCATGTGTAAATTGAGATAGTTTTTACGCTTGCTTCCGTCCGGCATTTCGACGGGTTGAAGGGCTCTGTGAACATCTTGACCAAGCCAGCGATATTTCAAACAAATCAATTTGTGAGTTCCAAAACCTTCAGGCTCTTCTTGGATTTCATCCATTGTTTTTTGTCGAAGCAAAAACAAGTGTGAGCAAAACTGCGTGATTTGGTCAGAGAGAGAAACAATGCTTTCATCATCCACTACATTGTCAGAACTTCGATTGTTTGTGATTCCGAGGCGATTACTTTGAACACTTGTAAGCATTGCTACTGTTGGCGCACCATTAAAGCATAATTCTTTCTGAATCAATTGTTTGAATTTGTCAACCATTCTACCAACCGTTTCCCAGCTGCTTGCACCATTTTGTCGTTCATATGTTGTTTTAATATAGTCAAAACTAAATATCATGGGTTTTCCTCGGCCAACTTCTGAGTAATAAAATCTTCTAATTATATTCAACATGCTATCAATACTATGACCAGCTACATTATAATAGTAAAATTTAAATTCTTTTACGCGACTCCATGTTGATCTAACCTTGTCAACAATCTCTTGACCAGCCTGTCTCCACCTTCCGGTCTCAAGGAGGTGCATTGGGACACCAGAAAGTGCAGAACATTGCCTGACAATTAGTTCTTCTTTGCTCATTTCTCCATTATCAAAATGTAGAATTGGAACATTATTATTTATTGAAGACACTTTTGTACAAAAGTCCATACAGAACTGTGTTTTACCAACACCTGCACGAGCAACAACAACCGTTATATTTCCTGGACGAAGAAGAGAGCCATATAGTTCATTGACTCTTTCGTGTGGACCCATGAGTCCGAATTGATCAACTGGATTATTACCTCTTTCTTCGATAAAGTCTTCCATATCATCAAATAAGTTTTCGGGCTTATTCGAGCCAATCTCATACAGGTTTACTTTGTCATTGTATATTTTATCTGCCTCACTTACAATATCATCAAAGGTGGCGCTAGAGGCTAGGCTTTTCATGTTCTTCGCTACTTCAATAGATGAATCGTGTATTTCGCGGCGAACAGTTATCTTTTTTAATTCTTGCGCTGCTTTTAATACACCATCTTTCGAGATTTGACGCATAGATAATGCCTTGATGTAATCAGCAATATTTATATTATCCTCAAAGGATATGTTGAGTGATTGCACTCGTTGAGATAATAAAACTTCATCCAGCGCATCTCCTGCTTCTAGGGCCTGCCTTAAGACGCAGAATATCGTTCTATTTACAATAGTGTTTTTATCAAAAAAATCATTTTGATCTATGAATGCAGCGACTAGAGGATAACTCTCTGGATGCTTTATTAGCCCTGCAATTAAATGTTGTTCGAGTTCGTAAGAATAAACCATTCCTACATCTTATCAGAAACCCGCTTAAAAGTCAAGGGGTTTCTTCGTCACCAAAATCTTTTGGGAAATTAAGCTCGATTTCTTGAGCCGAAACTTGCTCAAGGTATTGTTCGAGAGCTTTGCGCAAACCCATCTCTACAATTGGAGACGTGGCTTTTGTAATAACTGATGGCAAACCTTGCTGATTGACAAAAGAAAGAATGAATCCACTATCTCCGTTTGTGGAGCCTGTGAATTCAAACAATTGATTAATCATATTTTCTGGCAACTGAAAGTTTCCCAAGTTTTCGGGATCAATAAAATCATCGTTCATATTATATATTACACCAACTACAAAATAACACCAAAACTTTCAAAAAGTTTTTCATTAACTTCATCTCCATCATAAATTTCTACAAGCTGTATGTCATTCAATTCGCAGAATTTTAATTTGTCCTGATCTCTCCTTAATTGATTTATGTAATTGATTTTATTTTTTCCATGAAAGAATGGAACATATTTGGTATGCTGTCTACCTTGGACTTCAATTGCCACTTTTTTATTAGCATTGTAGAAATCTAGGGATAGCCTAGTTCCTGCAACAGGAAATTCTTCAAACACAATGTGATTGCTCCAGTATTTTTTTAAGAATTGCTTTGCGCTGTACTGTATTTTACTGCGACTTTTACCATCCCAGTCAATCAAATATTTTTTTGCTTTTTTAACGGTGCGGGTTGCACCCATTAAGGTTTTAAAGCGCATTGGTTAGCTTTTTGAAATCCTCGTAAAGAAAGTTTGAAAGTTTTTCGTTTCCCTCTAGGAAGTCAATGAGCCTCTGTTCTCCTTGAAATTTTTCATTAATCTCTAATTTTTTATCCGATAGTTCTTTTATTAAATCTTCAGATACAGATATCCAGGCACCTTTCTTTTCAATAAGATTAAATAGGTAAAGCATGTCAAGTATTTCCCTTGCCCTCCACACAGACTTTCCGTTTTTTTGTCCGTACTTAATTGGGTACCTTGCTGTTGATCCAGTTTTTTCGTTAACTGTTTTACGAAATTTGATTTTACAATAATGCCCAATTGGCTCTCCCTTTTCGTCAAGCTTGGTTGCGGTTGGGTTTTTAAAAATTAAATCTGAATTATACCGCTCTTCAAATTCAAGAATGAAATTGGCGTAATGCTTGATTGCGTTTCCACCTGCTTGTTTTACTTTTGGTCCACCTCTAGCGGCATATGGATTAGTAGCAACCTCGACCCGTACTTGGCTTGTAAGGATCATTGTGTGCCCCATTTTTGTAATAGGTAGTACCATTTTCTTCAAGAAGACCGAAGTAATTAAAGCTCCACCTGCAACCTGCTCAGATTCAGCAAACGGTTTGTCTATATCTCCAACTCTGCATAGCGCGTCAACACTGTCGACTATAAACATATATCTTTTATCGTCTTCATTTTGAAAAACAAGTTCACGAATCAATTCAAACACTTTTTCGAAAATATTACAATCAAAGCAAAAGAACTTTTCGGGGTCAGTGTCAATTCCTGACCGCTCAATCATTTCTGGACTAAAACGACCCTCGCTTTTAATGTAAATAATCATACCTTTTTTTCCAAAATGTTTTTGGAAATTTCTAGCGAACGCCATAGCGCAACTCGTTTTACCCCCTTCATTAATTCCTGTAAATCGGTGCGCTCCACTTGGTAGTCCACCTCCAAGTGCAATATCCAAATTCAAGCTTCCACTTGGTATCTTATAATCTTCACTTTCGTGAAAATTGTAATGGTATTTTTTGTTGTCTTTGTCGGACAAAAACTTTGCGATCTGATCTGTTGTTTGTATTTCTTTAGTTTTGCTCATCTATGAATTGTCGTATTGTTTTAGGTTTTTTCGAGAAGATTTTATCTTCTCCTGTTTTTTCTCCCAGAGGTATCTCTATCTTGGGTGGAATTTTATAATTGAATTCTCGGTATTTCTTTTTGATTCGTTCTAGACCAAATCCTGATCGTAACATAGCAAGAGAAGCAACCTTGTCGATTGTCATTCGCTGCCAAAATTCTATGTTCGGAAACATGTCAAGTAGGTCGTTAAGCAACTTCATTTCGCGCGCCCAAAACATACGCTTTTGCTTGTCTGGTTCGACAACTAGTTTTTTGATTAAATCTCGTTTGTTGAGTTTTTTCACTCAACTAGCTTAACCTATTTTGTTATTAATGTCAAGCAGAAAACAAATAATTAGGGCGATGTTTTCGATAGTCCCTGTTGCTCATTCTTGAATCAATTATAGATGTTATTTTTTTATTGTATGTTGCTTCAAGTTGTTGTTTGTCACGATCAGGGCACTCTTTGTCAATTTGACCGCTTAATGTAATAAATTTACTTATTTGATCTTGTGTATAATCATCTTCTTTTTGAAATATATGTTTTCCACTAATAGAAGAAGGTATTATTAATTCAAAGTGTTTATTATCAATAGAATGTATTTGTACTGCGAAAAGTTTTTGATTCTTGATGTTAAGATTTTCTTCAAGCAGTTCATTCTTTTGGTCAATGAGTTGTGTGATTTTGTTTTTAAGTTCTGGGTTTGGATCTGGAATTGGAGTGTTGCGAAACTCTTCATTTTCAGCTTCAAGTTTTGCAACAAGTGATTCAAGGTCAGAGTTTGCATTTAGCAATTCAGCTTTTTCAGATTCTAGTTCAGCAGTTTGAGATTCTAAGTTTGCGGTTGAGGACTCAAGGTTTTCGCGGCGAGAATCAAGATCTTTATTTGTTGCTTCGAGCGCTTGTATCTGATATTTTAATTTCTCGAATTGTTTTATGTTTATGCATATTTCAGATTTTAGCTCTTCTATTTTTTCTTTATTTTCTTTATGATTGCCGAGAACTTGTTTAATTTCGCGCGCGCTTTTTATTGTTTCGTCGGCTTTGCTGAGTATTTTATTTTTTTGTATTTTTATTTCTTGTATTTCATCTTCTGCAATTTGTTTTTGACTTATCAACTGTTCAAGTTCTGCAGTGATGGAACTTGTGTCTTCTTGTTCAAGTAATTGTTTTTGTGCTTCTAATTTTAGTTTACGTAATGTTTCTTTGCTGTCTGAAATTTCTTGTTGATATTTTTTGATTTGATTTTCATTCAGCTCGATCATCTTCCTCTCTTGCTCGATATCTTTTTTGCGCTCTTCAAGATCAAGCTCTTCTTGATTGATAGCTTTGCTTTGAAGTTCCATCTCTGCAATCTTTTCAAAAACAATTGATTCATCTTGCATTGCTTTAGGGAATCTTTTGCTCAAACTAATGTGTGCGGCAAGAACCAAAAGTACTGCCAGTGGGTCAAAAACAAAAATCAATATAATTATTACCATTCTTACAGCCTTACCCGTATCAAATTCCATACCTGTAAAGTCTGCAATCAATTCGGCAACATATTTGACTGGTCCAACTTCTGCTTCCAATTGGCGCGATCCATCATCAAGATCGAATTTTTGTCGTTCCAATTCATCTATTCTATCAAGTGCAGTAGCAATGTTTTTATTTAATTGTTCTATTTTTTGTTCTACGTTCTCTGGTTTTTCGAATCCTATGTTTTGGTATTCTTGTATACGTTTTCGAATGCCTGATATAAGTGTTGATGTTTCGTTTCTGTATTTTGATATGCGGTCCTCGATATCCTTTTTCTTTGCAGCAAGCTCTTCGCGCTCTAACGCTTGTTCGGCAACTTTGTTTTCTACGTCTTTCTTTTTGTTTGAGAATAATCCTCCAGGTTTGTTTTGTACCGCGTTGAATTCTTCATTGAGTTGATTGATTCTATCTTGAATTGGCGCAAGCATTTTACTATCTAGAGAGATGTCTTTTTCAAGCTGAGCTGTGAGTTGATCTATTTTCTTTTGCTCAAGATCTATATTCTCTGTGCTTTTATCACTACGATTTTTATTTTTATCTTCGTTTTGTTGGATTAATTCTTTTTGTCGAGCGATATATTCTTGCTCGCGATTGATTTTTGTTTCTACTTGGGAAACAAGAGCCGATGCTTTTTCGGCGTTTTGTTCGTGCTCAATGTGAGACTTGCTCAAGAAGCCAAATATTCCCATGCTTGTAATTCCCATTAAAACAAGAATTGCAGAAAAAAGATATATCTTTAAAGTGGTCGGCGCACTTTTCCAGTTTTTGTGCAACCATATTGCAGCAACAATCTTACCAATTTCGAGCGCAGCGCCCATGGCTATAACAGCTTCAATTGATCCAGGAAAAATTGTGGCAAGTCCAATGATACTAAAATATGCGGCAATAACAGAGATGCTAAGCGCAGACACTAATGTGAGTATGGCGAAAATCATTTTAAATTACAGGTTCAGAATTTTTATATGAATGCGAATCGGGCAGTTTTGTTTGCAGTCCCCATTTGTGAGCAAGATAACCTTCTACGATTGTTTGTTGATTGGGATCTATAAATGAAATAATTTCAGCAATATAACCTTTTATATTTGATGATTCAAGGGCGTTACCTCCTATGTTTAGTGAGTCTAATGGATTTGTTCCTATGTTTCCGATTTTTTCTACTTGACCGTTTAACCTAATAGTGGACGAGGTAGAGTTCATCTTAGTTAGTAGTATAAGTTCTTTACCTTCTGGGGCGGTGTTTGTGTCAGAACTTAATATTATGTTTGATCCTGTATTACTCCCACCTATAATTTGAATTCTATTACTGTTGTGCAATCTTCGAACAGACATTCGTTTTCCTGCGGCTGCAGATTCAGTACCTGCTAGCAAAAAGTCTTGAAGAGAATCTGTGTCAGCTTTAAAAATTATAGCCAAAAATAATGGCACATTTGCTTGATCATGAAAGAGGGTATTATTTTCAAGAATTTGATCTGAGGTGTCCCAGCAAAAAACATTTAACCCATTGAGTGAAGCAATTCCTGTTTTGGGACCTATTTTTCCTCCAGTGATTACATTTAGGTGAATGTCATTTCCCGATTTATCATCTACTTGGCTAATAACATTTGAAGAAGAGGTTATGGTTGATAGGTCCGCCGCGTCATACCAGAATTTTGTAGATATTTCGCTTGGTGTCCAAGGTCTTGCATCAATTTTGACATTTGAATTGGGTGGTTGTTTTTTGTTGACAGGATCTACTGTTGAAATATCTTCTCTGTTTGAGTTTGCGTAATATCCTCCGTTGTCGTTTGAGTAAAAATCGCGAGCACCTTTTATTGCACTAGGATTTACTTCTTGTTGAGATGGATAATCAAATTGTCCGGGAGTAAAGTCTCGATTGTCGTTACTGTATCTAAAATTAGAATCTTCTGTATGATCACTCATGGTAATTATATTACACTTTTATTGTTCAAAAATTTCTGACATCTTCACTGTAATCGTTTGACCGTTATCAAGATCAATAATCGCGAAAATAGCTCCATCATCTGGTCCGCCAATTTCTTCATACTCATTCACAATGGTACCTTTAATTTCTCCGTGTTCTGTCATGACTAGACATTTTCTGTGTTTTTCGTTAGGCATAATATATTATATACACATATAGTTAAAATGTGAAAGTCCAAAGTTAACTTTTAACTTTTGTTAGACTTTACTTTAACTTTTGTGTACCATAATGAATGAGCAAAAGAAAATACGTCAAGCGCTCTGATTATTGGCAGAAATTCAACAAAAGTGAACCTCAAGATTTGAGAGACTTTGTTGATTCTTCAATGGTTGGGCCGTCATCGGCGGGCGAGCCTTATTATATCGAGTCCCAGGCCGCTTATGGTCGAACGAAATCTGGATCAGAGGAATTTGTTTCGAGACGCAATGCAGCGCATAAATCTGATAAAAAACACAGATTTTCTAATATTTCTAGCGGAATGTTACCATATGTATATGGAAGTGATGGAGTAAACGTTCGTGATACTATCGAGCTTTGCCAAAAAGCATACGCAAATATTTCAGTATTCAGAAATGCAATTGATGTGATGTCAGAGTTTGCAAACTCTAATATATATCTTGAGGGTGGAACTCAGAACTCAAGAGACTTTGTTTATAAATGGTTTGAGAGAATTAACCTCTGGAACCTTAAGGATCAATATTTTCGTGAATATTATAGAAGTGGAAATATTTTCATGTATCGTGTTGATGGACAGTTTTCTCAATCTGACTTTGATAAACTTTCAAAAGTTTATGGTTCAACTCTTGCTCTCAAGCCCGGAAAGCTTCCTGTAAAATACATTTTATTGAATCCTTATGATGTGGTTGCCACAAAGGGATCTTCTTTTGAAACCGGTTTGTACGAGAAAATCTTGAGCGAATATGATATCGAAAGACTAAAGAATCCAAAAACCGAGTACGATCAACAAGTATACGAGGCGTTGGATAATGATATAAAAGAAAAAATCCAAACAGGAAAATACAATAGCGATGGAATTCGCATTAAACTAGATCCAGGACATCTTGTATATTCATTTTATAAAAAACAAGACTACGAACCATTTGCTATTCCATTTGGATACCCCGTTCTTGACGATATCAATTTTAAATTAGAATTAAAACAAATTGACCAAGCTATATGTCGCACAATTGAGAATGTTATATTATTGATCACGATGGGCGCCGAGCCAGATAAGGGAGGTATTAATCCAAGAAACATGGAGGCAATGCAAAACCTTTTTAAGAATGAAAGTGTTGGTCGCGTACTTGTTAGTGATTATACAACTAAAGCTCAGTTTGTTATTCCTGATATTGGTAAAGTTGTTGGGCCTTCCAAGTACGAGGTAATCAATAACGATATTAAAGAAGGTTTGCAGAATGTTATTGTTGGTGACGAGCGTTATAGTAACACACAAGTTAAAGCAAAGATCTTTTTAGAGCGCCTCGAGGAATCTCGCAATGCATTTATACATGACTTTTTGCAACCTCAGGTTAAGATGGTTTGTCAAAACCTTGGGTTTAGGAAGTATCCAACCGTAAAATTTGAGCAGACTGATATTAAAGACGAGGTGCAACTTCAAAGAGTTGCTACTCGACTGATGGAACTTGGAATCATTACTCCTGAGCAAGGTATGGATGTGCTAGAAAAAGGTTCATACCCTAAGCCTGCAGACATGCAACCTGCTCAAGAAAAATATATTGAGCAACGCAAGGAAGGAATGTATAACCCTATTGTTGGTGGAGTTCCCATGATCACACCAGAAACTAGCGATGAGGAAGAAGTTCAACAAGTCAAGCGAGAAGTCGGTAGGCCTGTTGGTACATCTGGCGTTCCTCAAGAAAAGCAATCCTCTGCGAAAGAATTATTTTCACGCAAAAACCTTCAACAAATTATATATGCTACAGAAGAGTTGAGAAATGAAGGTTACAAACAAATGCGCAAGAAACTCAAAAAAACAAAATTAAAGAAAGCTGAAAAATCAATGATTGATGAGTTGTGCGAATCGGTGGTACTCGCATCTTCTGAATCTGATTGGCCTGAAAAATTAATAAATTGCATAAACGATCCAGATTGTATTGAGCAACTGAACGCAATGAATGAAATTCAAAATTTATCGCTTGATCACGATTTGGATTTATATTCTGCAGCGCTTTTGTTTCACAGTAACAGAAAGGGATAATCGATGGGCGCGTTCGAAACTTTCGTTAATGCCAATTTAGGCATAAGAAAGCCTCTGATTACAGACGCGGGTCCTCCGTCTGGAAGCTCGAAAGCTGCGGGTATTGTAGGTTCTCACTATATCGATTCTGAAACGAATGATATTTATGAAAAAACTGGAGAAAACAATACTACTGACTGGGTAAAAATTCGCAGACTTGGTGAAACTTTAAGTGACGCAATTAATGCTCAAAGAACCTTTTCTGCATCATTGGATATTCCAACTGGCGTGGATACATTATCCTATAATTATTCTGACATTGGTGATACAACAAGCTATCCTACGGCTCCACAAGTCAATGTATCGATGAGGGTAGATGAAAACTCAGAGTTCTTTTACAGTTATTCAACTTTTAATGTTTCAACAACAGGATTTAGTGTGGCATTTTCAGATAGAGTTTTGGAAACAGGAAATTTTCTAGATATTTCAATTCATCGCGATTAATTTGTGTAAATTGTTGGTAATATGAACGTATTGTTAACTGCCAATTTTGATAAAGGATTATTTTGTAACGGGCTTCAGCAGAATATTGTATTTCTTGCTGAATTGATAAAAGACTTGGGTCACACTCCTTTCATTGCGATGGGCCATGATCTTGACAAATGTATTGATCCTCCGGCTGATATTATACTTATTGACCATAAGGAGATATTAGATTTACCAAAAATCGATTATATCTTACAAACAGGATGGGTTGTTGGTAAAAACATGATAGATTTTTTGAAAGAAAAAAACCCCACTTGCAAAAACATACATGTTCATTATGGAAATCGATTGCTTGCAGATGTAGAGCAATGCAAGTGGGACAATAAATGCGTGAGTCCTTATAGAGTAGACGAGGTATGGGTTTCTCCTCATTACGAGTTTTCTTTTTCTTATTTTAAAACATATTATAAAACACAAAAAGTTTTTGAATTACCATACATTTGGAGTCCCAAGTATGCAAAAATGCATAACGACATTTGGAAGAAAGCGGGTCACGATTGTCAGTATGTTCCAGGGGTAGACAAAACAATTGCTATCCTTGAGCCAAATTTAAACATGACAAAAAACTGCATTCCTTCTATTTTTATAGTCGAGGAATTGATGACTCAGCATGGTGAACTTTTTAAAGAGTTGATTGTTTATTGTTCCTCAACAATTAGAGATAAAAATTATTTTAAAACATTGATGTGGGGATTGGATGTAACTAAAAAAGGTAAAATTACATTCGCAAATAGAAAAAAATTCAGCACAATATTTTCAAAAGAAGCTAATGTTGTTGTGAGTCATCAATTGTTGAATGCATTAAATTATACATATCTTGAGGCTTTATATTTTAACATTCCTCTAGTTCACAATTCTGAATATATAAAAGATTCTGGTTATTATTATCCAGATTATGATACGATTTTAGGAGCTAAAGCTCTGAATGAGGCATTAACTTTTCACGATAAAAATCTAGATGATTATAAACGACGCGCGAGTCGTGTAATAAATAGATACTCGCCAACTAACCCCCTTGTAATAGAGAAATATAAAAAATTATTTGTATGAAAATTGGAATAACACTAGATATGTCGATCGCTTTTTGGTCGAATGGAATGCAACAAAACATTGTTTTTTTGTATAGTTTATTGAGTAGAGCTGGTCATGATTGTTATTATATCAGTAATGAAAAGCCTGCGCACGAATTGCATAAAGATCACAAAGGTATGTTATTGAAGGACCTTATTGATGATAGAAATGAAGTGCTTGATGTATTGATTATTGGGGGATTTGATTTGCTGCCCGAAATGTACGGCAAGCTCAGAAAAAGAAATCCAAAAATGAAGTTGATACTTGTTCATTTTGGAAACAAGTTGATGGACGATATTAATTATGCAATTTGTAATACTGAAACACCTAGAGTTCCTCTCAAGAAACCAGAGGGACTTGATCAAGTTTGGATATCTCCGCATCACGAATTTGCAAAAGAATATATCAAAACATATTATCGCATAGACAATGTACATGTCGCGCCGTATATTTGGGACAGCTTTTTTGTGGACGAGAAAATCGCGCAATTAAAAAAGAAAAAACTGAGTCCATTTTATAGATCAAAAGATGCAACAAAAATTTGCATATTCGAACCAAATTTATCGTTCTTGAAAAATTGCGTTGTTCCTGTTGCGATATGCGAGCGTTTTAATCAATTGTTTGGAGAAGAAATTGAAAGTGTTAATGTATTTGGTTGTCAAAAATTACGCGAAAAAACATACTTTCAGAAATTGATGCACAAGTTTGGTATTGTTGATGATACCGACAAATGCTTTTTTAATAATCGCTGGGGTGCGCTTGATGCGCTTAGTAAGTTTGGTAGCACAGTTGTGAGTCATCAAATTTATAATCAATTGAATTATTCGCATCTTGAAGCTTTGTATCTTGGGGTTCCGTTGATTCATAACTCTCCGATACTTGAGAATCTTGGTTATTATTATCCAGAATTTGATGTTGAGATGGGCGCGAGGCAATTGAAAAATGTAATACAAAATCACGCCTCAACAATACAAGCTTATAAAAAAGACGCGCAACAATTTTTAGATTCTTGCAGTCCATATACAATAGAAAATACGCAAGCATACTTAAGGCTCATTGAGAATGGCTAGAATAGCATATATATTTTTTGGACAAGTTAAAAATTTTGATGAAAAACAATATTCTGCGTTTCAAGAAAATGTAGCTAGCAAGCTTGGTGACTTTGATGTTGATTATTTTTTAGTCACAAGCAAAGCAAATTTCTATAGTAATGCGCGACACGCCGAGTCAGAGCCGGGCGTATCAAAAATAGATTATAAAAGTATAGAAAAATACTTTGATTTTAAGGAAGTTTATTATGATCAGGATGCGCGAGATGGTGAAGATATCGATGGACTATGCGAGTCGGTTATAAAATTTGGAGCGGCGTGGAAAGAGGGAGATTCCCTGCAATCACTAAAAAATTCAATCAAACAAATTTATTCTCTTGAATATTTTTATGATAAATTTTCACATAAAATAGCAGATTATGATTATTTTATTTTATCACGTAGTGATTTGTATCATACTCATCCATTGAATATTGATTGTTTTTCGAGAGAAGGGGATTTGTTTGCGCCGTATTATGATGTTTGTCCGCAGATAGATTATGGATGGTTTGGTGGAATCAATGATCGATTTGCAGTGGTCAAAAACGAATCCGCATTAAAAACATATTGCACAAGATATTCATCAATAAAAAACAATCCTGAATATTATCACGCCGAACAATATCTATTGAAACAATTGAAAGCAAACAGTGTGAATTATGGTAAAATACATAATTTTATGTTTTTATTGAATCGCGCGAGCGGAAAGCTTAGTGACTTTGTGGGAATACAACCTGACGAAAAAATGAATACAAATTTAAAAGCAATATCAAAAAGTTATTTTGTCAATCTTGATCGACGAACTGATCGACTACATCACATGTTGATAAAAACTCCATTTTTTACAGAACGATTCTCTGCGGTTGATTCAAAACAAATGCAATTAACTGACGAAGTAAAAAAACTATTTCCAAAAACATGGCAAAAAAGAACAAAAGCTGAAATATGTTGTGCTATTAGTCATTATCGATTGTGGCAAAAATTGATTGCAGATCGAGACGCGAAAAACTATTTGATATTAGAAGATGATACTGTATTTAAACCTGGATTTGAAAACTTTTGGAATCAAGTTTATAGTGATCATATTCCAGAAAATGCGTTTTTAATTTATCTTGGCGGATGCCAACCATGGAATAAACCAGAATATCATAAGGTTTTGCAGCGACATAACGATTATTTTTATACAGTAAAAAAGAATGATTACTTTACAAAAGGCGATCATTTTTGGCACATGAATGCAAATTCCTATATTTTAAGTAAGCAGGCTGCAAGCTTAATGTGTCAATGGGTTGAGCAATTTGGAATGGATGAAGCTGTTGATAACTTTATGCAAAACTTTTTCAATGAAAATAAATTATTCGCGGCACCTGAATTGGTGTTTCATTTGAATCCATTAATGAGTTATCAATTGCATGAAGAAAATGATAATCCAGAAATAGATAAAAAATCAGATTTAAGATTTGCAGAAGAAAAGTTTGAGTCGGTACATTTGAGAAGCATATTGTACTGGAAACACGAAATTGGAAGTGGTAATTTTGGAGACGAATTAAATGTTCCCGTGGGGAAATTTTTGTTTGGAGACAGTGTTGAATTTAATAAAGAGAATGCTTCAGAATCAATTAGGTTGATTGGTTCAAATTTGGGAGATATTAAAAATGGAGATGTTATTTGTGGTATTGGGTTTCATCATCATACTCAAAAAACTAAATCAATAAATGCTCAATTTAATTGCGTTCGGGGGCCATTAAGTTTAAAAACTTTAAATAAACAATTTGATAAGCCTGTAAAATGTTTTCTTGGTGATCCCGCATTATTATTGAAGCTTTTTCATAAACCCAAGTTGCGTAAAGATCTTGTGGGTAAAATTGGGGTTGTACCTCATATTTCTAATATTGATTATTTTAAAAAACAAGTTGATGGGTTGAGTGATTTTTATTTGATTGATCCCACCAATCGATGGGAGCAAGTTATTAATGAGATTTATTCTTGCGATAAGATTGTTTCTAGTTCGTTGCATGGTTTGATTTGCGCCGATGCTTATGACAAGCCAAATGTGTGGATAAAAATTCCAGGACAATCAATTCCTCCTTGCGATAAAAATAGTGATTATGGAGATTTCAAGTATTGGGATTATTTATTAAGTCAAGTTCGCGAGATTAAATTTATCAATAACATTAAAGATGATTTGCGCAATAAGTTATATTGCGGCGGAAATACAATTGATTTGCATGAAATGTTTTTCGCTATTTCAGGAAGAAAATTTATCGATAAAAAAGCTTTCCCAAACCTACAAACTATTTCATCGAATCAAATACCAAAGAAAATCCATTTATCTTGGAAGAATAAAAATGTACTTGATTCCCATTACGAGCTTATTCGAAAAGGCGCGAAAAACCTAGAACTACTCAATCCAGATTGGGATGTTCAGGTTTATGATGACGAAGACGTTAATCGATTGTTGCGCGATTCAATTGGTCGCGATAATTGGAATTTAATAAAAGACAAAAAAATCACCGAAAAAACAGATCTTTGGAGATTGTTAAAAACATATAAAGAAGGGGGGTTGTATGTTGATATTGATAGATACATTGATACTCCGCTATCTGAAGTTGTTAATCACAAAACATCATGCGTTTTACCAACTTTTCAAGATGTAGATTTTTCTCAAGATTTTATTTTGACATGCGCGAAAAACCCGATAATTGGTCGAGCAATAGCGAACAATTTGAATTACAGAAAGCAGGGTAAGCCTTTGTTTTTCTTGGCGGTATATTCTTACATGCAATCGGTGTGTGAAATTTTAGGCACAAAGATTATTGATCGCGGCAACAATCCAGAATATTTTAACGACATAAGAAAGAAAATTAATCAATGCGAGTATCTTGAAACATACAGAGAAATCGGCCCAGAACATCACACACTATTTAGAAACATAGATAAGCAATTTGATACACAAACATTCGAAAAAGATAAAGCAGATTTTTATAATGGAGAAGATGTTGTTCATTGGAATTCACAAACTCAAGCTTTTCATGCTTCGCAAAAAATAAAAAAACAAAAATTAATATTCACACAAAATAATTTATTTGAACAAGATTTTATATGTGAATTGTTTGAGGGTTTTGATGTTGTTATTAACGAAGATATGAATATTGTAGAACAAGATAGTGTGATTGTATATAGTGATATGTATGCGAAAAATATAAATGCATATCCACAAAAATTCCGCGAAAACTTAAATCAATTGCGCGCAAAACAAAAAGAATATTTTGAAAAATTAAAAAATAAAAATTGCATATTGGTTCATTTAAGCGACGAACATTGTCACGCCGAAATTGATCATTACAAAAACTTTAAACATGTGTTTCGACAATATTATAGAAAAGATGCTGTATCAGATAATGTAACGTTCATTCCACTGGGATACAAGAAAGGGTTCAAGTCATGAAAAAGTACACCTGGTGTTTTGCTGGTCAGATTCACGATCAAGGTGATCGCGCAAAAATGATTGATTCATTAAAAAAGTGCAACGGCGAGCATCATCTTCACGTCGCTGATGGTTGGAGGTCTGAGAATTCTTTGAGTACCCAGCAGTACAAAAACGTACTGAGCGACTCGATTTTCGTGCCATGTCCTCGCGGCAATACGAGTGTTGACACTTTTAGATTGTATGAGGCGCTTGAAGTTGGTGCAATTCCAATTGTTGAAAAGAGTGATTATTGGCGCAATCTACTTGGAGAACATCCACTCATTGAAACTGCATCTTGGAACAACATATCCAACGATATAAATTTACTTCTTGAAAATTCACAATGGATAATTGAGCATTCCAAAAAAGTAGAATCTTGGTGGGTTGAATACAAAAAACAATTAAAACAAAACATTGCAAAAATAGTTGCCGCGAAAAGTGAGCCTACAAAAAGAAAAAAGGTTGATCCGCGAAAGCATCAAGAATTTTTAAGATTAAAAGATGAATGGTTGAACTTGGTTGACCGCGATTACTTTAAGTACATAAGTAAACATTTAAACCAAATACAAGTACCAAGGGAAAAATTCACAACATACAATCCTGGAAAGAAAATTGCTGTTGTTAGTTTGTATACTCCTGAAATTTCAGATTATGCGGTGTGTTCTGAAATGAGTGTGAGAGATTATTGTTTGCGACAAGGATATACATTTTATGTTTATCGCGAAAAACTGCAAGCTGATGCAAGTGCAAATTGGTCGAAAGCACGCGCGATTCTCAATCACTTTGATGATCACGAAGATATTATATGGATGGATTCAGACACAATCATATACAATCCAGAAAAACGTTTTGAAGATATACTTGCTCGATGCACTGGCACAAAAAAGATTATTGCATGTGAGGATATCGGCGCAAACAACAAAAAAATTGCCAAGGGTATGATGCTTAATAGTGGAGTTGTTATTTTTAGAAATCATTTTTATACAAAAAACATCATAAAAAAATGGATGAACACAGATTGCGACAAAAGTAGCTTGTATGCAAGCGGCGGCGATCAAGGAATATTGTGTGACATATTAAAGAAAAGTGATGGTTTTGGTTTTAACCGAAAGATTTTTCCTATGAACGAATTTAACACCGAGCCGCGCTTCGTTGACGAAAACACTTTCATTGTTCATTTCATGGCCTATCCATACGAACTAAAAAAAATATTCATGCGGTATTTTGTTTCCGATTAAATCAACAAGCGTGTATATCAATAACATGAGCAAGTCGGCGCATTCATAACCTTTTTATATATCATGGCACAAAATCAAGTATACTTAATTAAGAGTGGAGAAAATTCATTTGTAGAAGAAACACAGGCAATCGTTGGCATCAGCGGCGGCAAAGTTGGTATTGGTACCACGCACCCCGAAGCAGATTTGCATGTCTCTGGTGATGCTCAGGTAGATGGAAATCTTACTGTAAAAGGCAATTTAACCACAGTCGATGCAACAACCATTCAAGTTGATGATAAAAACATTGAGTTGGGTGTTGGTTCTACAACTGACGCAGCTGCAGATGGCGGAGGAATTACTTTGCACGGTGCAACAAATAAAACATTTAATTGGGTGGATGCAACAGATGCTTGGACGTCTAGTGAAAATTTATCTGTTGCGGATGGCAAACATTTTGCTGGTGACGAACTGCGCGCGCTTGATGCTGATGGGTTGAGTTTGTTTGATAACAATCAAAGCGGCATCACAATTAAAGGCGGCAAAGTAGGTATACATCAAACCGCTCCGGTTTACGATCTTGATGTTGATGGCAGTGGTAATTTTACTAGCTTGTATGTTGATGGCAATAGCGTGTTGACAGGAGAGGGTTCAGTTTTTGGAAAATGGGAAGATGGAGCAACTGCTGGAGAAATTTTTTATACAGGTGGAAATGTTGGTGTTGGCACAATCAATCCAGAGCATAACTTTCATGTTGTTGGAAATAGTGTTGTTGATGGCAATTTCATAGTAAATGGTACAAGTGGCACATTCAATGTTGATGAGTTTGATGTTTCTGGATCTAATATCACATTGAATTCTGCTGGTGGAGGCCTAGACAGTAACAGGGGTGGATTGATTGTTAATGGAGATGATGGAACTGGAAAGCTTGAATATTTGGATTTAACTCAAACCTGGCAATCCAATCAAGACATACAAATTGTCGCTGATAAACATCTGCAAACAGATAAAGTGCGTGCAATTGAAGCTGGAGGATTGTATTTGCAAGATGATGGTGGTAATGGCATACATATACAAGACGGTGGAAATGTTGATATTGACAAGCAGCTTAATATTGCCGGACTAACAAAAGCTAATGGCGGACTCAATGTTGGGAATGGTAAATTTGAGGTTTCTTCTGATGGTAGTATTGGAGATAGAATTCCTGATACCAATGATGTTATCAAATGGAATGGCGCTGGGTGGATAGCTGCAACTTCTCCTGGCGGTGGGGGATCTGCATCTTCAGAGGTGCCTTTAGCCCTAAGTAGGTTTCTTGATTCTGGACAATCTATTCACGCTATAGATTTTGATGATGCACCAGTAGGTGGATACGACAATGTTCCTTCTGTTGCTACTGATTTAGAAATTGTTGGTGAAGGATCAATTATTCCTTATGCGATATCTGGTTTATCTAATACAGGTTATTATGCAGTATTTTCTCAAGATATTCCAACAGAAAACACTTACAAGTTGCATACAACTTTTGGTGGTCGAGAGGTGTATTGGAGAACTGGAGAGGGTGGAACATCAATTTATTATGATGGTGATGATGTTTCTATAGATAATTTAACTGTTGGTGGAAATCTTACAGTCAATGGCACACAAACCATTGTCAATACTGAAACTCTAGAAATTAAAGATCATAATATTGTTATTGCTTCTAATACTGGATACAATCAATTGACCGCTGAATATCCTAGCGTTGGCGACGCATATGCTGGTATTCTTTGGGGTACTGGAGATGCTGGCGCGGCTTCGCCTGTTAGTTTGACATATCAGTCTAATAAGGGTTTTGCATTTGAGGGTGGTAATGTAGGTATTGGTACGACTACGCCTAGTAGTTTTCATGGAGCAGCTAACAATTTAGTAGTAGGGAGTGGTGTTGGTTCAGAAGGACTAACCATATATTCAGCCAATAATTCTTATGGTTCTTTGTATTTTGCAGATGGAACTACAGGTCCGGAGCAGTACGCAGGTTGGGTTGATTATAATCATAATACTAACTTTATGCGAATTGCCACTAATGGCTCAGAAGCCGTGCGTATTGATGAAGACGGCAATGTAGATTTATACCAAGGTAAAAATCTTACGTGGAGATATGCGGCTGGTAGCACTATTCGTGGAAGCATGAGTATTGATAGTGCAGACAATATTACTTTTAGCAATGGCTCTAGCAATACAGAACGTATGCTCATCGACACCTCAGGCAATGTAGGTATTGGTACTACGAATCCAACTGGCATATTACATTTAGAGGGAGATTCACCTGTATTAAAAATTAGAAGCACTGATAATTGGACCGCTACTACTGGCCCAGTGATAAGC